ATTACCACCGGCGGCGTAGTTACTCTTAATAACTATCTTTATACCAAAACCACCGGAAATACCAATGTCTGGGATGGGCAAATTTATTCAGCACAAGGATTTGCAAGAGGTGCTTTTGCCACTGCTAGCCCAACAGCCACTAACACCAGGGTAATGTTTGGCCTGAATGCAGATCCAACCGCTGACGCTGGGTTTACAGGCATTGATTATGCAATTTATTTTAACGCGGGCACAGTAAACATTTATGAAAGTGGTGTTCCGGTATTTACAGGTGGAAGTTATACCACCAATGATCAATTTTATGTTCTTTACAATGGAGTTTCGGTACTCTATTATCAAAATTCAACCTTATTAAAGACAACTGCTAGAGCAATTGGTGCGGCTTTATACTTTGATTCTTCTTTTTACGAACTCAATTCCGGCTTATACAACATTAGTTTTGGGCCAGCATCGGAGTTAGGGGCCACTGGCGCCACGGGTGTTCCTGGGGCCACTGGTGCTACTGGAGCCACTGGATTTGGTGCTACTGGTGCCACTGGCATACAAGGAAATGTGGGCGCAACTGGCAGCACTGGGCCAATTGGTAGTACTGGAGCCACTGGCATCGGAGCCACTGGAGCCACTGGTGTACAAGGGCCCATAGGTGCTACTGGTGTTACCACCATCACTGTTAAAAGTTTATATTCTGGTAACGGTGAACCCAAAGTCACAGTATCAAACATTAATACCATTGAGTTCGACGACGACAGCGGTTTTGATGTACAGGATAGAGGAGCAGGCAACGTACTAATTGCCATGAACAGTACATTCAAGTACTGGGAAGTGACTGGCAGCGATCAACTTGTAGCCACTGGGCTAGATCATATTACCATTAACAGTGGTAATGGTATAGTTATTACCAGTAATGCCAATGCTAGCCCTTATCAAAGTATTACATTTAGCACAGTAGATAATCCTATTATTGTGGCCAACACAGTGCCAACAGGACAAAAAACTGGGGACATGTGGTTGGACTCAGATGATGGCATATTATCTGTGTTCATAAGTAACAATTGGGTACAGGTGGGTTCAACTAATTGGGCGTTCTAATATCATGCATTTTTTCAATTTGATTTAATTACGTTCGACAAGGACGAACATGTCGGATAGAATCATTACACAGGCACTAGGAAATAGCATTGTTACAAGCACTAAGATTGCCAATGATGCCATTGTTGCCTCGAAAATTGCTGCAAATACAATTACTTTAACCAATTTGAGCTCTAGTTTAATTGCTCAAAGTGTTGGTGTTAAAATAACTGGTGTAGCATATTTAACTGGTCTTTCTGTGGCAGGCACTACCAATGAATTTGTTAACTTAACTGGATCTGGTTTTATCAATGGAGCAGTGGTATTTGTAGCAAATTATCAATGTTTGACTTATTACATCAACAGCACTGAGTTACAATTTAGAGTACCGTCAATATCTCCGGGTACATATTGGGTATATGTTAAAAACGCTGACGGTGCAGCAGCCTTTAAACCAAACGCTATCATTGTTAGCACAGCACCGACTTGGACCAGTCCTGCCGCTGGTCTATTAGGAACAGTGAATAGTCAAAATTTTCTCACGTATAATTTCGTAGCTGTCAGTGATAGTGCAGTTTCGTACACACTAGATTCTGGGACATTACCGCCGGGGCTATCTTTATCAACATCAGGGAACTTGTCGGGCACTATACCTACCACGGCAGTACCATCGTCGCCATATTATTTTAATATAAAAGCCACTGATATTGAAGGACAAATTGCTAGTCGATCATATATTTTAGCAGTGCAAGGTACTGTTGGGATCACCGGCATCACATATCCTAACAATCAAGACGCTGCTAGTACCCTCGGCGGCGAAATAATTATACTGAGGGGAACAGAATTCGCAACTGGCGCCACTGTGAGAATAGGTAATCAAACGCCAATTGTTACCACAGTGTCTAATTCGACCTTTTTGACTTTTACCACATCGTCGGGCAGTGCAGGAACCTTCGCACTAACAGTGACTAATCCCAACGCAACATTTGGTACCATCGCCAATTTTTTTAGATATAGTGTTTTACCCTCTTAGACAATGCCAATAGATCAAATCATAACCAGAGCCATCGAAGATAACGCAGTGATAACTGAAACATTGGCCAATGGCAGTGTGACTACATCTAAAATTCCTGATGGTACTATCACAGAAGATAAGTTCACTCAAGGAGCATTGAACTCAGTTAGCGCACTTAGATTTGCAAACGTATCCGGACCATCGGGTGTAGGTTATACTGATTTAAACTCGGTAGAAACAGTTACCATTAATGGTGCTGGTTTTCAATCTGGCGTTAGAATTTTTTTAGACAATTATGAAGTTGCTCAAGCCAATATAACCTATAGAAATTCAAATACCATAGATTTTGTTGTTCCTAGTCTAGCACCGGATAAGTATCACGTCTGGATCTACAATCCCGACGGCGGCTCAGTGGTCAAGCCCATTGGATTACAATTTGTGAGCCCTCCGACTTGGCAAACTGTGAGCATACCTGCTGCGACCCAATACAGTTTTTACAGTACCTCAGTTGTAGCATCTAGTTTGGAAACCTTAACTTATAGTTCCGCAGCCTCCCTTCCTCCTGGATTGAGTATAACGCCTTCGGGTGTAATTTCAGGATATCCAATCGCATCTGCGGGCAGTTATTTTATCGGTGTAACAACGAAAACCACTACTGGAATAGAAAATACCCGCTATTTTACATTAAATTTATCTGCTGGTTCATTTGTGGCCAACGTGGATATTATGACTGTGGCGGGAGGTGCTGGAGGTGCTCATGGTGGTGGTGGAGCAGGTGGCTTCAGAATAGTAAGTAACGCTCAAATAAGTAGCTCAGGTAACATCAGTGTGGTTGTTGGTGCTGGTGGCACCAGCACATTCCAGGATGCTTACAATACTCAAACTGGACAATATGATTTCTTTTACGGCATCACAAGAGGCGGTGCAGGTGGTAATTCAATTGTAAGAGCAAGCGGTAACTTAGTTTCACAAAGCACCGGCGGCAGCGGCGGGGGTGCCGGTGGTGGTATAAGTTACAACTCAGCATTTGCTGGTGGATCAGGGGGTGGTGGCGCATTTGCTGTGGCAAGCGGCACAATCTTTATTGGTTCAGGTGGTGCAGGTAACTTAGGTGGTTATACGCCCCCTGAGGGATACGCAGGCGGAAATGCTGGTTACAACACAACGAAAACTGGTAACGATTTTGACACCAATGTTTTTAAACTTCCTGATGAAAAAGCAGGTGGCGGTGGTGGTGGCGCTGGTGGTCCGGGGTTTTCTGTAATTTCGGGTGCCTTTAAGCCTACAGGAGGAGCCGGCGGTCCTCCTGTATATTCTACATTTACTGGTGCAAATGTAGCCTATGCAGGTGGTGGAGGTGGAGGTGGTGGACAGTTCGGCGGTGCAGGCGGAGGAGCAGGTGCAGGTTCTGGTGGGTTCAATAACGTTGCTTATTATTTAACTGGTTCAGGTGGCGATGCTTTACCTAATACCGGTAGTGGTGGTGGGGGATATAAGCATGGCAGTGTTGCCTTAGAAAGTAGATCTGGTGCGGGCGGTTCGGGCATTGTTTATCTAAAATTGTACCCCTCTTTTGGATTTTTCACAGGCGGCAATTTAGTCAGCCAGACTGGCGGTGTTTCTCTATACGAATATAAAACGTCAAACATATTTGTAATATCTAATTCGATTGTTGCAGGCACATCTGTTACATGGATAACTGCAACATCTTTACCGGACGCTACGATTAGTGCCAACTATTCTATTACGTTGATAGCCCAAAGTCAAGTATATGTTTATTATCAACCTTTATCAGGAAACTTACCGAGTGGTTTATCTTTTAATGGAAGCAATGGCACTATTTCAGGCAGAACATTTTCTGTAGGATCTTTCTCACTTACTATCAGGGCAGTTAATATATTTGGGGTAGAAACTACAAGAACATTTACACTACAAGTCGTTGGTATAAATGTTTCTTATCTTGTTGTTGCAGGAGGTGGGGGCGGGGGCGGTATGGATGGTGGTAGTGGCTCAATAGGTGGAGGTGGGGGTGCAGGAGGTCTACTTACTGGAGATAATATTACCTTTATAGGTACAACTTACACTATCACAGTTGGTGGCGGCGGCTCCGGCGCTGTACCATCAGGAACACCTACTCAAGGATCTAACGGGGGAAATAGTTCTGTAATTGGAACAGGAGTATCAATAATTTCTGTTGGTGGAGGGGGAGGGGGAAGTTACGCTTTTTTAAGTGGGCAGTCTGGTGGTAGAAATGGCGGTTCGGGTGGTGGCGGAGGTGGTGCAGGAAGTAGTCAAGGAACAAGTGGTGGACTTGGCACAGTAGGACAAGGTAACAACGGAGCGTCAAACTGGGCACAAGATGGGCAGGGTGCCGGTGGTGGCGGTGGCGGTGCCGGTTCGGCAGGTGGTGTACCAAGCGCCAGTCAAGGTGGTGCTGGAGGTGCTGGATTAGAAAATTCATTGTCTGGTACTAGCTTATTCTACGCTGCTGGTGGAGGAGGAGGACCAAATGGCACAGGAGGATCTGGTATAGGCGGAAGTAACGTTGGTGGTGCAAATGGTACCGCCGGTGCAGTTAATCGAGGAGCCGGTGGCGGCGGAGCTAGAGTAGGGGGATCTGGAGGATCTGGTGTTATAATTTTTAGATATCAGGGTACTCCTTTGTATAGTGGCGGAAGTGTTCAAGTAGTTCAAGGTTTTACATATCATACCTTTACAACTTCAGGAATTTTAAGTCTTACTGGAAACTTGTAAATATAAAATGTCTGATAAACTAGTTACTAATTCCTTGGCTAATTCTGCTATTACCGGAAATGTGATCTCTTCTGGTGCTGTAGTATCTTCTAAAATAGCCACAGGTGCCATAACCCTAGCGAAACTAGAACCGGAATTTGCAAGCAAATTTGCCGCCGGTGTAAAGGTTACTAATTTATATTATGACGGACTAAACACATTCGCTGATGTTGATGGAGGGCAAACGATAACATTGGCTGGATCGGGCTTTACAAATAATTCACAAGTTGTTGTTAATAAAACCATGGCTAGCAATGTTTTAGTTACAAATCAATATTTCCTAACATTCCTGGCCCCACCTAACCCACGAGGGTTTTATCATGTCTTTGTTGATAACCAAAACGGTGCCACTAGTTTTTTACCGTTTGGGATAAATTACATACCACTGATTAAATTTTACAGTCCTTCTGGTTTTTTTGGTAACCTGATTATACCGGACAATTCTGTATACGAGCAGATATCTGCCATTGGCGACGGCGCTCTTACTTTTACCTTAGAATCAGGGTCCTTGCCTTCCGGCATCACACTAAATTCCAATGGGAGTATCACAGGGAGCACTCCTGTTACCTCGGTGGGTAATTATAACTTTAATGTTTCGGTCTTTGATAACAATTTAAATAAAATTTACCGAGACTTCTTTGTGACTTTGGCCGGTGGTGTAAGATTAACCGATCTATTGTATAGCACACCGAGTCAAGGTAATCTTTCCGCAGTCATCACCGGCGGAGATACTGTTACGTTTGTGGGCGGACCGTTTTTGTCTGGTGGAAATATAATTGTAGGTAATGCTGCTGCAAGAGCCTTTACATTTTCCAGTAGTACAACAATATCATTTACCACGGTGGCAACAACTGCTGGAACGTATGACGTTAGGATTAACAATACCAATGGCACATACGCTTTTAGAAGAAACTTTTTAACCTTTAGACCACCTCTCACATGGACAACGCCAGCCGGTTTAATTGGTACACTTACCGAATTATATCCGTTTAACTTTAGTTTGAGTGCTAGCACTGATGCGTCGATAACATATTCGATTGCTACAGGAAATTTACCAACAGGCATCAGTTTAAATTCTAACGGATTAATCACTGGCACTGCTATAAGTGGACAAGCAAATGTCTCCTCACTCTCTACTTATACACTTACTGTCTTGGCCACTGGGGCATTCGGACAAAACGCCACTAGAACATTTACTGTTAATCTATATTCGGCTCCGGTGATCACCGGTTTCGTATTCCCTAACAATACTTTTGCTGCCAACGTCGGCGGTGGTCAAGTAGTCACAGTCAATGGCACTGGTTTTAAACCAGGCGTTACTTTATACCTTGACAACGTTATAATTTCGAGTACCAGGGTCGCGTCGAATCAATTAACATTTACAACACCAGCGAAATCTGTAGGAAACTATAATGTTTATGTAAGAAATTCTGATTCTACTATTAGTTCAAATGTTCTAATGAAATTCAGTAGTGTTCCAGTCTGGGGTCCTGCAAGTTCCTTGCCTAACATTGATTCAAACTCTGAATACAGTACAAACATTTTTGTTGTCAGTGCTGCTACATCAGACTCGTCTATACTTTATTACTTGTCTAGTAACATTAATTTACCTGTTGGTATCACATTAAATGCCAACACAGGAATATTAGGCGGATTTACTAGCGTCACTGGTAATTTAACCTATAGTTTTAATATTACAGCCGTTGACTCCGAATTCCAAACAACCATTAAAAGTTTTACTGTTGGTATGGTGTACATACCGGTCATTTCGGCAGCAACATTTAAGTATTTTGATGTCGATGGTGGACTAGTACAATTAAAAGGCAACGATTTTTCAAGATCTGCCGTTATTAATTTTGACGGATATCCAGTAACCACATACTACCAAAGCTCAACTTTGATCCGGTTTTTTGCACCATCAAAACCACCTGGAAATTATTCGGTTTATATAACACAAGGTTCTGGCCAAATTTCGAATACCTTCACGCTACAAGCAATGGATCCAGACCCTGGGCAAATTGAGTACACAATCCCGGGTACCTATACATTTTCTTACAACAGTTTTTTCCCTAACATTAGCGTAGTCGCAGTAGGTGGTGGCGGCGGTGGTGTTGTGGCCGGCGGCGGTGGTGGTTCCAGTGGTGGCGGTGGCGGTGGACTTGCATGGATTAACGGCCTTACAGCATACCCGGATGATACTTTCACTGTGGTAGTTGGTGCTGGAGGGGCCGGGGGATTTAATGCACTCGGGCAGTACCAAGGAACCAGTGGTAGTCTTAGTTACTTTGGGAATACTAGTATTCTAGTTGGATATGGGGGAACTGCTCCTGATGGGTCGGGTTACACTCTTTTCCCCTCTACTCTTAATATTCCAATGAAAACAGGTGGCCGTGGGGGCGCCTACTTCGCAAGTAATGCGTACGGTACATATGGAGGTGGTGATGGCGGGGACGCAGGCGATACTGCCACTGCGACGCAGTTTGCTTTCAAGCAAGGCGGTGGCGGCGGGGCTGGGGGGTACTCGGGCAAAGGTGGAGGTGGTGGCGGATTTAACAGTGGTGGTGGTGCTGCTACACTCAACAGCGGTGGCGGTGGTGGTGGATCGGGTACCTCGGTTAACGTAGGCGGTGGTGGTGGCGGTGGCGTAGGAATTTACGGCAAAGGTGCCGACGGTGCCGGTGGCGGAAATGGACAAGACTTTTTTAACGGTGGCACCGGAGGTTCTAGCGGTACCAATGGTGGCAACGGAGGCACAAAAGATGGAGGTGCCGGCGGATCATACGGAGCCGGTGGCGGTGGAGCCGGTGGTGGTAGTGCGCCTACGGCAGGGTCTAGAGCAGGCAGTGGCAGTGGCGGGGCTGTTAGAGTAATTTGGGGGTTTAATAGATCTTTTCCGCAAATTAACACCGAGAACGTAACACCGATGACCATGTCTAACACAGGAGGTACATCTATAGGGACTATAGGTAATAATTATACTAACTATGTTTACATTGGTGGAGGAACAGGTAATATTACCTACAGTGTATATTCAGGAAGTTTGCCACCAGGAATAACAATAACATCAGGAAATATTAACGGGAACACCGTTGGGGTTATTTCAGGAATCACACCCAGCAACGCTAACATAAATGTATATTCATTTAGAGTCAGAGCCACCGATTCGGTGGGCGCTCGAAAAACCAGTAATTCGTATACTATTTGGATGACAGACCAGATTCAAAGTCTTCCGTTTGATCCATTTAATAATTTTTTAGTCCCTAATCTAGCACCTGTATGGTTTAGTCCTAATGTTTCTATAACAAATACAGGTGGTACTTTTACTGCTAACTTAGTGGCATATGGGTTAAGTGCAAATATTTGGTATAGCATTGTTAGTAATGGTAATATATCTGGTTTAACTGTGAGTAATACAACTAAAACTATTTCTGGAAATTTAATTCCAAATGATAGTTCTAAAACCTTTATTTTGCGGGCAACCGATTTAGTTGGACGATATACAGATAGAACTATTAATATTATTGCTACGCCACAGAATGAGTTTACTGTGCCGGGTACTTACACTTGGACAGCTCCGGTGGGCGTTACAACTGTTAGTGCAGTGGCCATAGGCGGTGGAGGTGGGCAAACTACTACGCATTTTGCAGGCGGTCACGGTGGAGGTGGCGGTGGGTTGGGCTGGAAAAACAATATCACTGTTGTTCCAGGTCAACAATATACAGTGGTCGTGGGTGCAGGAGGAGGAGTCGACACCCCGGGAGGAATAAGTTATTTTGTAAACACAAGTACAGTGGCTGGACGTGGCGGGAATGGTAGAACTGGTGGTACCTTTGTGGGCGATGGCGGTGGTAATGGAGGCGCTGGTGGGCTAAGTACTGAGAGTTTTTATGATGTCGGTGGCGGGGGTGGTGCAGGTGGCTATGCAGGGACAGGAGGTGCAGGTGGTAATGGAGGTACTACCAGTTTCAATGGTTCCGCAGGATCGGGAGGTTCAGGCGGGGGCGGAGCAGGCAACAAGTACATCGGTGGAGGTGGCGGTGGCGGTGTGGGTATTTTTGGCCAAGGAGTTAGCGGGTCAGGAGGTACCACTGGGGATCCTAGGTTCACTAATACTTATGGAACGGCCGGTAGCGACGGCACAAACGGTGGGGGCGGTGGATTTGACGGCACAGGCGGGGGAGGTGGATTGTACGGAGGCGGAGCAGGTGCAAAATCGTTTAATACTGGCAGTCCAACTTACGGAGTTGGTGGAGGTGGTGCAGTTAGAATACTGTATGGTTTAGGACAAACTTATCCAATCACTTCGGGACCTATTACACTTGAGTGGCTTGTTATAGCCGGAGGCGGTGGGGGTGGTGGCTACGGCGGCTTTGGTAATGGTGGTGGTGGTGGTGCCGGAGGTGTATTGACTGGCTCATTTAGCATGAGTACTGGGGCTCTATTCACAATTATAGTTGGTGCAGGTGGTGGCGGTGGTGCAGGACAGGTAAGTGGGTCTACAGGTTTCGACTCAAATGTGTCCAGTGGATCTTTTAGTACGTTAACTGCCAAAGGTGGCGGATATGGCGGTAGAGAAGCACCTGGGGGCAACGGTGGGTCTGGCGGCGGTGGCGGAGCATCTGGCGGTGGCCTTGCCACACAATCTAGTTTTGTTCCTGCTGGATTCACTGGATATGGTAATAACGGGGGCGGCAATATAAATCAATTTGGAGGCTTTACCGGGGGCGGTGGCGGCGGAGCGGCCGGTGTTGGTCAAAACGGCGACGGAGAAACAAAAGGAGGAAACGGTGGAGCAGCCACATCTCTATTTAGTACCTGGGCGTCTGCAACCTCTACTGGGGTAGGTGGTCAATATGCAGGTGGAGGTGGCGGTGGTAGAGATAATGAGCCGCCTAGTGGACCTGGATTAGGCGGTGGTGGTGGAGCCACAGGAGGAGGTGGGCCCGATGCTACTGCTAATACAGGTAGTGGTGGCGGTGGTGCCAACAATGTACGCGGATACAACGGGGGATCTGGAATAGTAATAGCCAGATATGTTAGTGCTACAGCAAAAGCATCTGGAGGAGTTATAACATTAAATGGTGGATACGTTTATCATACATTTCTTTCATCAGGAACCTTGAATTTCACCTAATATTTCAAATATAAATACGAATTATGCCAATCTCATTTCCAGGGAATCCCACCACAGGACAAACTTATAATCAAGGTAATGCAAGTTACCGATTTGACGGTAAACGCTGGGTTCCTGTACTTAGAAATCTGGTTTTAACTGGCAATACCATCACCTTAGGTTCAGCAGTTATTAGTTCTTCGGGTAATATTGTTAACCTTCCGGCTGGATCCACTATCGGTGGTGTGCCCATTGGCGGCGGTACTCTTAGTGCATTAAGTGATGTACAGATAACCGGTACACCAGCAGCCGGGCAAGTATTAAAATGGAATGGCGCAAAATGGGCGCCAGGATCTGATATTTCCGGTGGTGGCGGCGGTAGTGCACTGCCAGGTTATCTTAACAATTACTTCCTTAGGGACCAATTTACTGGAACTGGTGCTCAATCTATTTTTAGTTTAAGTGGCACTCCGCTTAATCAGCAGCAAGTTCAAGTTTACGTTGATAACGTCTATCAAAATAATTCTGCTTATACCTTAAGTGGCAGCACAATCACATTCAGTGGCGCTCCTGCTGCCAATGCCAAAGTAGAAGTAATTTCGTTTATTACTAATACGACTTCGATTTTTATACGGGATTTATTTTCGGGTGTCGATGGCGTTCAAACCACATACAATCTCACAGCGCAGCCAGCCATACCTGAAACCACATTGGTTTACATCAATGGCGTAAACCAAGACACTACCAAGTGGTATGTTGCTGGAAACGTACTTACATTTAACACTCCTCCGGTTCAAGGTGCCAATGTCGAAGCCATTGTGTTTACCACTTTGGTTGCAGGGTTGGGCACCATTGATAATTTTGCTGACGTAGATTTGTCTATTGGGCCCACTGAAGGACAAGCACTTGTTTTCAACAGCAATACTAGAAAATGGCGGGCCAGTAATGTAGGCGGCAGCATATCTGTCAGCAGAATTTCAGGCAATACCATATCAAACGCTGTAAACAATGTCACTAGCATACGTTTCGACAGCGGCGGATTTACCATCAGCGATTTGGGATCGGGCGCAGTACAGGTTAATAATTTGGGTGGCGCCGGGGGCGGTGGCGGGGTCATTAAAACCTACAACATTCTAAATGATTTTAGTGCACCCTTGATCGGAACTCAAGTGTTTGTGCCCATTTCCCAGTCTACCATACGATCAGTGCAGATAACAAACGGAGCCGTTGCTGGCGTTGATATCATGCTAGGTCTGTATCGAAACAATGACTTTTTGAGTTTTTTGACCTTGCCTGCCGGGTACCAAACCACTAGGATCACCAACTTGTCAATTGACATAAATACCAATGATTACATCACGGTGAATGTGGTAGCCGGATCAGGGAAAAATTTAACTATGACCTTGTTAAGCATATGATATATGCTATTTAAAATAAATAAATAAAATATAGAGATTTTAGTGCGTCTATACAATAATTCAGGAGAACATTTAAATGGCAACACTTAATGAACTTGGTAGAAACAGTGCTTCGATAACATACGGGCCTTCGACTACCGGTGCAGAACATTGGCCTCTTTTGGCATTGTTTGATCAGTGGACAAGAAATGACACGTTACAAGGGGTAGTGCAAACATCCGGTACCACAGTTACTGGAGTGAACACTCTTTTTAGCACACAAGTAAGAGCAGGCGACGTGGTCTACATTGGTAACCAAGTTAGAACTGTGCAAGCTATCACATCTGACACCAGTTTTACAGTTACTTCGGGATTTAGTCCGGACATAACTGTGCCGGCTCAGTGTAAATTAATTAGCCAAACATTAACTGGAACTGCCAACGTTACTGTGCGCGGAAGTTGCAATGGCACAGTTTCTGTGACAAACGGATCTGCCAACGTAACTGGTTTAAACACGTTCTTCTTAGCAGAACTCACAAACTCTGTGACAGTTGGTTCGGCTTTAACTGGCACAGTGGCAGTTGACACAGGTGGTAATGTTACTGGAACTGGAACCAGTTTTGTAACTAGCCAAGGTGGTGCCAACGGTTTGTTTCCTGGAGATTATGTACAGATTGGGTCTGCTTACTATATTGTTGCCACAGTGACCAGTGATACAGCAGCAACACTGACAACTACATTGGCTTCACCAGTTAGCCCAGGTACAAGCATATTTAAAGCCACTAATGGTGTAGCCGGTCGTACCATTCAGATCAATGGTCGTGTGAGAGTGATTGCTAGTATTAATAATAATACCAGTGTCACATTAACACAGCCCATGGATTTTACTGGAACAGGATTAAAAATCAAGGCTTATCCAAGGGGCACACTCGCGGTCAGTGCTGGTAGTTCTAGTGTAACTGGCACTAATGCCAATTTTAGTTGGGATTTAGTTTCCGGCGATCAAGTTTGGATTGGCGACGAACTACGTACTTTTACCTTTGTCCCGGGCGCAACTACATCGGCTACAATAAGCGACTACACTGGATTTGTTGGAACTGCTGTTAACGTACTACGTCAAGCTGTGACCGGCATACCATTCTATCGTGATGAAAGTTTAATTAACGTGACCAATGGTGCACTAACAACAGAAACCAGAGTCGGTGACGAGTTGATCATTGACGGCACTGAAGTTTATGTGACACAAATCGTAAGTGCCACACAATTTAGAGTTAGTCTTCCATTTACTCACACTACCACAACCAGTACCATATACGAAAAACGTAAAATGCATGGTTATGTGTTAGAAGGAACTCGTGAAGGTTCGGGAACCGGTAATAAATTCTCAACAGCAACAACAATGTTGACCACTGCTGGTACAACTTATACAGCAGGTAACACTAGTATTGTTGTGGCATCAGCGACCAACTTTAACGTTAACAACTTGATTAAAATTCAAGGTGGTGGCGGTCCACCAATTGCCATAACTGGTCAGGCCACATTAGCAACATCCACAGTAACTGGAGTTGGTACAGCATTTACCACACAGTTGCACGTTGGTGCTGAAATTATCATGGCTGGTCAGTATTTTACAGTCACCGCGATTGCCAGTGACACTTCGTTAACCATTGCACAATCAGGAACTATTTCCAGTGCAACACCAATCTTTAGAACACAGCCTTTGTACACATATGTGACATCTGTAGTTTCTACTACCATTGGTCTTGGTCACCCACTGAAGAATCATATCTACAGTAACGGTACAAACCCTGCTTTGATTTACACAATCAGTGCTGCCACTGACTTCTTAGAGTATGTTTACAGTGCTCCTAACAAGACTGCAGAAGCCAGTACGACTCTGCTGAATACCAGTAACGATCGTAAGTTCTTTGGATTCCGATTCTATCCATTGGCCACTGGCTCGGGCACAGGTAACGCATTGTCTACAGCAGGTTGTGCTTACAACTTCACTGTTTACGAGCGTTGGGCTGCTTCTTATGCAGGTACCAACGGTGTTGGTATTAATCTAGCAAACTTGTCAGACAGTACTTCGGCAGTGGGCGGCGTAACGGATTTAACCAATATGAGTCATACCACAGGTGGATTCTTGTACTTGTTTGCTAAGCCACGTTACTTTATTACACAAGGTAAGACATTTGCTAACTTGCCTCAAGCATGGTTAGGTGTCATTGAGTTTGAGCGTGCACAACCTGAAGATCTTGGAACAGGTGCTGGTACCACAGCCGGTGTTGTGATCAACACAGGTGCTCCGGTATCGGGTACTCCTGGTGTAAGTCCATGGCCTGCATTTGCTTACATCCACGGAAATAGATTCCCTGTTGGGGCAACTCAAGCACCTACTGCACCGATCAGCCATACTGCGGTTCATGGTAACGTGTTGGCAACTCCACGAGTTAGAAACAGTGCCGGCGACCTAGTAGGATTGAACGCACATACATATAGTGCTGTTACCATTACAACAGGTCGTTGGGGTCACTTGTTTGAATTAGGTGGTTGCGGATCTTATACTAGCCCCGGTACACCGTCGGCTAGCGCAATCACACACCCGGCCAACACCATATTCCAACCACACATGGGTCATATGGTTCCTGTGTACACCAACATTTACAACGCTAAACGTTTTATGTTTAGCCCGGTTGTGGTGTTAGGACCAATGTACGATCCGGATATTCGTGGTAGAATTTATGGATTAAAGATCATTCCAAGTTCATTAGGAACATTAATGGACACAGTCAGTGTTACCATTGACAGCAATGATTTTTACGATTCCACAGCAACAGCCACAGACCACTGGGTGTTAACAAGTTCGGTTCAAACCTTTAGGATGACCCTAGGTGGTACCAACTTCCAGTCAACACGTAGTTTGGAAGACACTGGTGCTAGCTCGGCTAATACCACAAACGCATATACCAATAACTTCCGATTCGCAGTCCCAGCGTAGTTAGAGTTAATGTGCGGACAAAAAGGCTGCTTAGTGCAGCCTTTTTTTATAACTAAATACTGGTATGCCTCAACTTAATTTTCCGGCTCCTGGGTCTCCTAATGCAGTACAACATCTAACCAGTTTCGGTGGGTTTGATGTTACGCCGGTGTTTACTTATAGATATACTAATTTATTAATCTGGACCGAAGACCTAACTCGAACAAATTGGCTACGTCAGACTGGTAACACCACTTTTACTGCTGATTTTGATAATGTTAATTATTATCAATACGACAACGATCCCATATTACCAAATGGCGTTACTGTTTTTAGAAACAACGATGACAGTTTTAATATTACAGTCACGGCTAACAGCACATCATTTGGTCAAAGAATATCGGTATTGCCTAATACCACCTATACACTTTCTTTTTATGCTAAATCCGGCACTGCTGCGAATGTATTTTATCGAATAGTAGATAATACCAATTCGTTGGATATAGTTCAGGCCACAAACTATACTACTAACATTAATGCTAACACATTTTCTAGAATAGTTTCAACGTTTACCACTGGCAGTCAATGCAATTTGTCGACTATATTTTTAGTAGATAACACAGTAGGATCGAATTTTGGATCTGTTAATGTATATTGGCCACAACTAGAATTAGGTTCAACACCCACCGAGTACAACTCAACGCAGGCTAATTCATATGCTATATTAGGACTATCAACTCTATCACCGAATTTAGTTTCAGTTTCAGGGAATTTAACTGATTATGTTGATTATTCATACGATTTTCCGCCGATTATCAACATCTTAGGTGTTAGCACTGTAACCTATGAGACTGCAAATTATTATATTAATGATTTAGATGTTTTTCAACCTACTGTTAGCACATCCGCAACCAAGATTTTATATATTCCTGAACAAGCAGTTGTGCCTTATGCAGTAGGCGAAAACATAAGAGTAACCGATGCCTTTGCTGGTATCACTAAAATTTACACAGTGGCAGCATGTACGACTAGAACTGTTACCATTAACACCACTGATCCAATATCTGAAAAGTTTGTAATTCTTGCTAGAGGCTCTAGTCCAGTTTACACACAAGATAAAATCATCAACGATTTTAGATTGAATTCATTTGTTGGTAACATAAGTTCACCCAAGGCAAATTATTATATCAGTACTTACTTTGGGATTCCTTATCGTGCTCAAGTAATACTTGGCACAGACAAAATTAATTACAGTTTTGTTGATGCAAGGCCAGCGGATAATAAAGTCAATGACCTAGTAACCAAATCTCATATTAGTTTTGCACAACGAAGTCAGTTTGTTATCAAAGGCTTCAATGAGTCTCGAATACTGCCAGGAATTTTAAATCGCGATTCCTTAAAACTTCGCGAAATTAATTTGAACAATCAACTAAAACTTGGTGCATTTAAGTCCAGTTCAGTGTATGTATTCAAGGAAGGAACTCCTTCACGCAGTTTATTACCGGTATTTTTAAACAGGGACAAGACACTTCCGTTAAGACCTGACATTAGTTGGGTCAGTAATAATCCCATGGGATTCAGTGTTCGCGCTATCTTTAAACAAGAACAAGACGCGACCAATTTAAGTTTAAGCAAAAGAAGCGTTGTTAATTTAGAAACGAAACTAAGAAGCCATCCTACTAACTTGGCAGATCGAGCCGTAGTTGAACCAAAATTTTCAAACTTTATGGCCACCAGAGAAAGTTACCTGGCGCCATTGCCCAAAATAAGTGTAATTGGGCCTCGTTTCTTTGTGCCGCCGCCCGACAGACGTGAAGCCACGTACATTCAGCCACAGATGGTATTCAGAAGAATGCACGATGTTTATCCTCAGCATGGATCAGCATCTTTCGCTCAACTTGATAGAGATCGTACAAAAGTAATCCCGGCTGACCGATTTAATCTGTTCCACAAAGTTGATCAAGCCACTCTTAGATTAAGACCGGAAAATTTATTTAGTGTATCAACTGACGCCCTATTAGACAATGTTTCTTTGATTGAAAAAAGAATCTCTGGCAATTTTCATACTTTAACAGACATAGAATTTTTGAGAACAAGATTCGCTCGTCTTGATTCAAATGTGGTTACAACTGTTACAAGAAATAATATTTCTAATGTCACTACGTTAACTTCAAAATCTAGTTACACGGCTCAAGAACGCTATCTAATAGACTTACTAAAACCGATTTACAAATCTCAATTTATTAATACAAATATTAATTTAGACGCAGTAAGTCTTAATTTAGAAAACGTTTTAAAAACACAGGGTAAAGTAATACCTGTTATTAAAGCAAGTACTTTGTCCGCAGTGGATTTCGATCAACGAGTTAATTTGTTACAAAAACAAGTGTTTACTCTAAGGACCGATAACGATCGAACTTTAAGAAACACTGCTCGATTGGGTAGATTGGCCATGGCTAACGTTGCCATGGCCATTAGTAGTCACATAGAAAGATTTTATTATCAACCTATTCCTGTCAGGATAGTACCGAGATTTTCGGTTCCGGTAAACGAATTGTATCTTGCCCGTGTGAATAGAACGTTCATCAGGCATAAATTTACTCATTTAACTGTTGAAAAACCGGCTTCATTCAAAATTCGTCCGCAAACCGGATTTATACCCGATAAATTGGGTATCACTGGCACCATCTCTAGAATAAGCAATATTAACCCTGCGTTTAATAAATTTTACGTGGTCAATGATGAACCATTGAGAAACAGTTTTGCTGGATTAAGAAAATACATAAACGAAGGCATTGTACAGCCGCCCATGCAGGTTATTGGACAGTCTGGAATAACCAACAACCTGGTACAACTGTATTTAGACGACGACGACATATTAACATTAACAGCCGGTAATACTACACCAACACAGTCAGTGACAATTAATCCTGTGGTACGTTTAGAAAGCCCGGCTGTGTACTTCGACGGATATCAAGATTACATTGAATCGTCGCCTTCGGCCATGTTGGGATTTGGTTCTGTACCAACCACAATTGAAATGATGATACGACCCATGGCACGATCACCGATACAGGTGATTACAAGTTTATGGAGTAATTCTAATTTTTATTACACCGATAAGTTAGATATCTATTTAAATAGTCAGTTGCAAATTTGCTTTGGTCAAGTATATCCTAGATCCTTAGATATTTTTTCGCCTGTAAAAGGAGCCTATGAAACCCGATTATTCTGTAGAACTGAACAACCCTTAAATACAAGTTATATAACTCATTTAGCCATAGTTATTCAAAATAATACTGTAACTGTTTACTTTAATGGAGCGCAACAAACCATCGTCGGAACGAATCAAGTTATTGGTCCCAGCGGCAACGCACAATTCAGAATTGGATTCGCTGGTGCACCACAACCTTCGTGGACGTTTGTGAGTAACATATAAATGCCCGATAATATTGTATACACTTATACTATACCGGCAATCGCCGGATCACTGAGTTATATGCCTGTGGTGGCCAGTGATTCAGCGGGATCAACTATGACTTATTCGTTGTCAGGGAATCCTGATTATATTACCATTGATTCTGCCACTGGGTATCTAAGAACTACAACCAATTTGTACGGCATCACTGAAACTCCACCATTTTATGTCATAGTTAGCAATGGGTTTACGTCAATTTCTAGATTGATTAAATTACGGGTAGCACAAGAAATAAATGTAGAATACTTGATCGTAGGCGCCGGCGGAGGTGGCGGATCTGACATGGGAGGCGGCGGTGGTGGTGGCGGTGTCTTGTCTGGCAACGTTGTACTAGATCTAAATGCCACACACACTGTCACAGTTGGTGCAGGCGGTACCGGGGCAGTTGCAGGAACTCGTGTGCCCAGGGGCACAGTTGGTGGATCAAGTTCTTTATTAAAGAGTTCTGAAGTTGATGCCGGCGGTCTAACCAGATCAAATTCTATATTTTTTGACGGCGACAGCGACGCAATTTCGGCACCACCTATCGCAGCATTAAATCTCAATTTGTACAACAACTGGACCATTGAAGGATGGTTTTACCGTAATGCCAGTTTAGGTAACAATGGGTCTGTGATGAGTCTAGGCACCGGTGGCTCGCAGTTGTTTTATCAAATGTGGGTTGGATTAACCAATGGCGAAGTGCAGTTTGGCATGGGCACCGGAGGTTGGGCATGGCAAAGTGGGTTTCCGGTAACATCGCCAATAGGCCTAATTAGGCTTAACACCTGGCATCATGTGGCCATAGTTCGTGCTGGCGTTAATACCTTGTTGATGTTTGTGGACGGTGCTTTGCGTTATGCCAATGGTTCTCTTAATTTTGGCACAGCCACCACCGGCGGAACTTTTAGTTTAGGCAGTTATTTCTTTAATATAAATGGCGACGGATCTTGGTTCAACGGATATGTTTCTAATTTTAGAATAGTAAACGGTACAAGTGTCTACTCAATAAATTTTACACCTCCAACTGGCCCATTGGTAGCAGTGGCAGGAACTACACTGCTGACCTGCCAAACCGATAATCTAATAGACAGTAGTCTAAACAATCTCCCAATAACACGTTTTGGTGACACAGTCGCACAGTATGTAAATCCATTTGGTTTAACAACCAGCGCCATAGCCTCGACGTTTTTTGACGGAACTGGTGATTATCTTAGCGTTGGGCAAACTACTCAAACTGATCTCGGATCCGGTAGTTTTACTTTGGAAATGTGGGTGTATTTTACTGGGATCAATGCTGTAAACGTCAACATCACTGGTAAATGGAATAGTTCGAGTCAGTGGATTTTACAACTTCGTGGCCCCGGCCAAGACAGCATAGCCAACCAACATTGGAGATTTTACTTTAATACCAGCAGTGGTTTTGATTTTACTGAAAGTAGTACCACATCGGTGACCACCGGGGTATGGTATCACATTGCCATGGTTAGAAATGGCAGTGCATGGTGTTTCTTTAGAAATGGCACACTAATAGGTGCTGGGAATAACAGCACAGCCGTAACACCGACCAGTGACACATTGACCATTGGCACAGCACAGAACAATACTTCAAACCTCCAAGGATATATTTTTAATTATAGATTAGTTGTGGGTACTGCGATCTATACAGCAAACTTTACTCCTTCGACTAGTGCTCTTACAACTGTGGCCAACACTGTTACCTTGCTGTGCCAAACTAGCACAGCAACTACTGACAGTGCTGGCAATTTAACTTTGTCTGTGGGATCAGGTAATCCTTACACTACCACATTTAATCCTTTCTTGGTAGGAGAACAATCTACCAAAGCCAACGCTCAACCATTTGTAAGAAATATTGTCACAGTAAATTCTAATATCGATGGTGCTACTCCTATATTGCCCACTGTGGCCAATGTAAATGGTAGATTATATAACGTTCATACTATTACCAGTGGAAACGCTACATTGACCATTGACCAAGTTGGCACTGATAGAATAGAGATATTTTTATGGGGCGCAGGCGGTGCCGGCGGAAGACCTGGTGGTTGGGGCACAGGATCCTATGGAGGCGGTGGTGCAGCAGTTAGAACAGAAATAACTCCTACACTGTATTCGAGATATTATGTTGCCATTGGCGGTGGCGGAAACTATAACTCGGGTGCAGCCGGCGGTAACATGGGCGGTGGATCTGCTTGTTTCAATGGCACTGACAACAGTTATGGAGGTGGCGGCGGCGGATTTACTGCCTTGTATAATAGTAATGTTTATAATTCACAAACAGTTCTATTGCTTGCCGCAGGCGGTGGCGGTGGCGGATCAAGTCGCGCCGGATCGGCCAATAGAGGTGGTGCCGGCGGTTATCCCAATCGTCAAAACGGTTTTTCTCCTTATGATGGAAAAACCAGTTATGCAGGTCGTGGTGGTACTCAATTTATTCCAGGAGCCGACGCCAGTTCGGACAGCGCAAACACTGCTGGTAACCAAGCATTGTTCCAAGGTGGCAACAGCAGAACTAACTCGTATGGTGGGGGCGGAGGTGGCGGTTGGATGGGTGGCTCGGGTGGTGGTTATTCTGAGGCCAACACCATGGGCGGAGGTGGAGGCGGAAGTTCCTACTCAGCAAATTCTCCGCTGCTGGTCAACACAGCGTTTTCCAATGGTAATCTTGACATCCCCGGTGATGTTGGTAATTACCTAAGAACCAGTGGCGGGTATCAGGCCGGTTATGGCGGATCAAACAGCAACGGCGGGCAAAATGGTATTGCCATAGTACGTTATCCCATTGAGTCTAAGTACATTACAAATTTTTACAGTGTAAATGATCAAAATTATTCGCAATCAAGAATAGCACAAGGCGGTGGCGCAGGAGCGACCACACACGATATTACCACTACTAATACACCTGCTAGTTCAGGAGCCAGCGGTGGTGGTGCTTCGGGACAATTAAGCAACTTCGGATGGGGCATACCTGGACAAGGGTTTACTGGAGGATTTTCAGGAGGCCAATGGTATCCTGCCGGTGGCGGTGGTGCCGGAAACAGAAACGTTACCTCGGCTGACTCCAATCAAATGTTCAGCACTGGGTTAGTTTATAACACAGGCGGCGCGGGTGTATTGAATACCATATTAGGTAGAATACTATATTGGGGCGGTGGCGGTGGCGGCGCGGGATATACTTCTTATGGAGGCAATGGTGGTCTTGGTGGCGGAGGAGGCGGAGCGCCAAGATCGTCGCTAACGTCAACCACTGACGGCTACGGTGACACCAATGGTATAAATTTTGCCGGCAACGGCACAGTGGGTACCCTTAATAGTCAAACAAATGTTCCTGGTGGTGCTGGAGGAATTAACACCGGCGGCGGTGGTGGCGGCGGTTCACACTATAATGTTAATAACAATGGAGGCAATGGGGGCTCAGGCATAGTAATCGCAAGGTATATTGGTGCGCCATGGTTTGCTGGTGGTAATATCAGCACATTAGGCAATTATACTGTGCATACCTTTACTTCAAGTGGTTTCTTGCAAGGTTACGTCTTCACTATAACACCGGGCGCTCAGAGTATTTTTGAAGGCGAATCCATTGTATATCAGGTATCGGGTGTAAATGTACCAAATAACACAAGATTGTACTATACTTTACGAAATACTTCTACAATAAGTTCAAACGATATAATTTCAGCTAATGGATCGTTTACTGTTTCGTCTATAGGCTCAAATCAAGTCACTGGATCGTTTATTTTTAGCACAGTTGAAGATTTGTTGTTCGAAGGCAATGAGACTGTAAACTTAGATTTAAGAATTAACAGTGTGACGGGATTTATTGTAGCACAAGCAAACACGGTTATTGTTAGAGAAAGTTTACCGGCCCCAGTGGCTAACATTTCCATTTCTATTCCAAAACGAGTGTACACCGAAGGAGAGAATGTGGTTGCCACAGTGGTTTCTAATTCGGCCATTCCCAATGGTACACAACTCTGGTGGACCACCAATGGAGAAATAACTTCGACAGATCTAAGTCCGTCCTCGGGCACAACTACATTTTTAAATAATTCGGCGACCATAGTTACCTTGCCTACCATTGATCCGGATACTGCGCTTGAACGATTCTTTATCAATTTGAGAACCAGAAGTTTCGACAGTTTAATTTATAAGATCAGCGATCCAATCTACATTTTCTCAACAGCAGGAACATCCGGCGTCGACGTAACTGCTAATTCTATCTTTGAAGGGCAATCAGTTACATTTACTCTGGTCACTTCTGGCTTACCTGATGGAATTAATATTTTTTGGGAAAACGTAGGTTCAACAAATGCTGCTGACTTCAATGACGGGCTGATGTCTGGAAACGCAACTCTGTCGAATGGGTCTGTCACAGTTACACGAACAACCAATTTTGATATTGTAGATGAAAATACAGAAAGCATTGTATTGAATTTTAGATTAATTTCTGCAGCAGACTTAATTTTAGCCACATCACCAAACGTGTCCTTGGTTGATTTTGGATCTATCACTATAACATCAAACGTGAGTTCTGTATTTGAAGGCAATACGGTACTGTACACAGTGACCACAAGTCCAAATGTGCCAAACGGAACAGTTTTATATTGGTCACTGAGTGGTAACGTATCTGCCACAGATTTCGCAGGAAATATAAATTCAGGTGTAGCCTACATAAACAACTCCCAAACATCCATATCCATAGTGCCTGCATTGGATAGGTATGAAGGTGTTGTTGAAACAATGATTCTTGATATTAGAGTAAGTTCTCCATCAGGTGCTATTAAAGCATCGGCTGATCCGGTGCAAGTATTTGATGCAGCGCCTACATTTACAATTACATCAAATATTGCCGGTGGCAGTATCACTGAAGGAAGTGGCGTAAGATTTACAATAACCAGCAACAATGTCCCGAACTTGAGTACCTACTATTGGACCTTGGGCGGCACCTTGTCATCGGCTGACCTAGTAGGCGGAATCGCTTCGGGCTCGATTGTGATTAATAATGATAATGCATTTATTGATTTTGGTGTTCTCGATGATGCGGTAGCAGAAAATACAGAGTATTTGAGTTTTGATCTAAGGACCGATAGCACGTCAGGCCCGATTGTGGCGTCAGCGCCGTCGATTGTGGTCAACGATTTAATACTTGGTGAATTACTGTTAATCGGTGGCGGCGGTCCTGGTGGTTATGCCAATGGTGGAAATCACAATGCCGGTGGTGGTGGTGCTGGTGGCTATGTTTCGTTACCTGTCAGATTAGCAAAACTGACTCAATACTATGTTACCATTGGAGCAGGTGGGGCACGACCGGTGTGGACCGATCAAGGTGATCCCGTCTATAATGGTACTGCTAGCAGTTTTTTCTCTAACGCGAATGTAACCATGTACTCCAGTGGATCAATTAGCACAGCCAACATAGTTGCCCTAGGCGGCGGCTATGGTCAGGGTGGTATCATTAATGCAGGTAACTATGGTGGTAATGGTGGTTCAGGCGGTGGCGGATCAGGTGGAATTTACGGTTCTCCGGGAGTAGCAATACAGAATTCCACATACGGCTATGGTTCAGGAAATAATGGAGGAAGTTCTAATCAATTTGGACAACCCGGCGGTGGTGGTGGTGCAGGAGCCGTCGGCGGATTTGGTGGTACAAGTTCTAATAGAGTCGGTGGTGCAGGCCTAGCCAACCCTTTCCCAGCAGCACATAGCACAGTGGGTCAATTGAGTGGAGGCGTATATTATCTCGCAGGCGGCGGTGGCGGAACTGGATCTGTGGGTGGCGTAGGCGGAGGTGGCAGTGCTACATACAGCACCAATGGATGTACTGCTGGGTTACCAAACACCGGTGGTGGCGGAGGTGCTGGTGGTGCCGACGGCAACCCAGAACAAGGGCAAGCAGGTGGTAGTGGAGTAGCTGTAATACGCTATCCCGGAAATACAGTTTTAGGTACCGGAGGTAATGCAACAGCCATTGGTGGTTATGTGTACCATACTTTTACAACGTCAGGGATACTTAATTTGGCTCTGTTCACTGGTACTATTAGTGCAAATACACTAACAGTCACCGAAGGAAACACAGTTGGCTTTACGGTTAGCACCACTAATGTAAGTGATGGATCAGTGTTTTATTGGATCAACACTGGTACCACCAATGGAGTCACTGATTTCACAAGTGCGTCAAATCAAGGAACATTTACAGTAACAAATAATTCAGGCTTCTTCACAATCACAGTGGCCAATGATCGTGCCACTGAAGGCCCGGAAACCATGGTCATTGATCTCAGATACGGTTCAGCAGGGGGTATTTTATTAGCAACTTCCCAGACAATTACTGTAACTGATACATCATTGACTCCTGTGTATACTATAACACCTAATGTGGCAACTATACTTGAAAGTGGTTCAGTGTCATATTCGATCACTACAGGCAACGTTGTTCCTGGAACCACTATTTTCTGGACCAACAGCGGCACCACAAGTGCAGCCGATTTTGCTTCAGGACAAAACAGTGGAAATGTGGTAATAAATGGAACCTACGCATCTGGATCTGCATCGTTTGTTGTTACATCTGCCTTGGATTCAGCCACAGAAGGCAGCGAAACAATTATTATTCAATTGAGAGAAAATTCCATTGCTGGTCCAATAGTGGCCACCAGTTCGGCTGTGACAGTGCTAGATGCCACATATTCTATTACACCAAGTACTACAACCATTACCGAAGGACAAAGTGTAACATTTACCATTGCTACAACAAATATCCTGCCAGGAACTGTGTTATATTGGACAAACGCTGGATCAACAACTGGATCTGATTTCAGCGATGGCCTGAACAGCGGCAATGTCACAATAACCGGAACCCAGGCCTCGGGGTCGGCATCGATTACATTAAACACCGTAGCAGATTTAGTTGCTGATCCAGGTGAAACCATAGTCTTGCAACTAAGGATCAACAGCACCAGTGGCACAGTGGTAGCAACAGCAGCCACAGTCACAGTCAATGATGCTAACCCAATTGTTGCCTTGGATTTTGTTATAGTCGGCGGTGGTGGTGGAGGCGGAAAAGATATTGGTGGTGGCGGTGGTGCTGGTGGATTCTGGTACAGTGTCAACAGCGGAACTGGTTCAAACTATTCGGGATCCAAGACCTTCTACCGATATGGAACCTACACTGTGGGCGTCGGTGGCGGCGGCTCGGGTGCAACGTCGACATCTAGTAGAGGGGGTACTGGTGGCAATTCTTCAATTTCGGGACCAGGCATAAACATTACTGCCTTAGGCGGTGGTGGTGGTGCTGGTAGATTAAGTACTCCGGGCGGTGGGTCAGGGGGGTCAGGGGGTGGTGGTGCATTAAACATAGGTGCAGGCGCGGCAGGTTCAGGTTCGTCGCCGCAGGGTAATAATGGTGCTCCTGGGGCCGGTGATGGTCTAGGCGGCAGCGGAACGCTAAACAGTTGGGGCGGTGGTGGAGGTGGTGCAGGATCAGCAGGTTCAGGACGCAACGGCGGCAACGGAGCACAAAGTGTTTACGGCAGTTTCTTTGAATGGACATACACACTAGGACTAACAGCCGGTGGATTCGCCGGAGGTGGTGCAGGGGGTACATTTGATAATAGTGTACAGGGCACAGTTGACACCAACAGCGGTGGCGGGTTAGCATCAACATCGGGACAAAATGTCAATGGGGGCAACGGCGTTCAATACTCAGGTGGTGGGGGTGGGGGTCAAAGCAGTGCAGGGTCCGGCAGCGGCGGCAGCGGCGGCAGCGGCATTGTGATCATTAGATATATTACAGGATCGTTAAATATAACAGGCGGCACTGCCTATGTTGGCGGTTCTTACACATATCGTGCATTTTTCGGAGGCGGTAGCTTTACAATAAATTAATATGCCTAATAGTATAGATTCATTTGATCCGTTCATTTACGATACTCCGGTTACCACTGGATTCTTTAAGGGTTATATTTCTAATTTTAGAATCACCACTGGTCAGGCACTGTACACTGGTAATTTTACAGCACCAAATGTTGACACTCTGACCACAACCACAGTGGGTGTACTAGGAGCCAACACAGCAGCCACTATCAGTCCTGGTTCTGTGTTGGTCTTGAGTTTTGTTGACAATGACGTAGTCACAAAGAATTCTAGTAATTATGGAAATATTGTGTTAACAGCCTATGGCATGCCCACTGTTAACACAATTAAAACTGGATTGTCTTATAATCAACCAGTGGTTCGTAGAGATGAAACATCGTCTATTAGGATGCAGTATTTTGATAAATTTGATGCCGGTGATGTAGTTTTAATCAAAGATTCTGACACAGGTTTCTCTGCCACAGCCAATGTAATCAGCACCGATTATAACACTGTTACTTTTAACAGTATTGAAGGATTCCCTATAGATTACTTAGGTGGCATGACCATACAGAATTTGTCATCTTTTGTAAAACCCACTGCACAATTGCCCTATCAAGATTGGAGGTCGGCCAGTACTCCGCAGGAAAGACTGCTGGCTTCTAGATACACTGAAAATAATAAAACTGTACGTTTAAGTGTTGATCGAAACCTAGGTGAAAATATCACCAGCAACATTGGCATTCTACAAACACTGAGTCCTGTTAATTATACCACAGAAACACCAGGTGATTTGAGATTATTGGTCACCGGTATTGATACAACGCCCTTTGGTAATACTGTTTCTTTTTATCTCGACGACAACGACTTTTTAACACCTTATACCAGGGACACCGCCAATGTCACTACTCTGTCATTTTCTTATCAAGATGCTGTACCATTTCCGGTTAATTCAAACGTTAGAATCATTGATACCACAACCGGGTTTACAGTAACCACACAAGTTTTAGCCGCTACAAACAGCAGTGTCACAGCCAATGTGTTTGTGACTAATGTTGGTGCCACATTCTATGTGGAAAAAGATTATAGCCTAGTTTATCCACAGACCCTGGTTAAACCTACCACTAGACCAAAGAATTCAAGAGAACTTTATTATTATCTTTCTGTCGCTCCGAGACTGTATGGTTACAGAGATAACATCCCCGACCTAAGACAATCCATTGCTGACAGTGCTTTTCGTGGCAATTTAACAATTCAAGCGAACTTGTTATTAAATTTCCCGAACCCTACTGTTACTGATTTATCGACTGCGCTGGGCAGATATTGGTTCTCTACGTTGGCACCTGGACGTCGTGGTGTTGTAATTAATACTACTTCTCGATTAATTGCGGACCAAGCGCCAATAGTGCCTTATCAAGCACTTGATAAGGATTTAGACGATTATTTTGGAAATAACACACGAAAGGGCGAGGTTACTTATACCTTACCGGGGACTTATATTTGGACGGCACCCCCGGGCGTGACTCGTGTTAGTGTAGTAGCCGTTGGTGGCGGAGGTGGTGGCTCAAACCATGGCGAAGGCGGTGGCGGTGGAGGTTTAGGATGGGGAAATGTTGCAGTGTCCCCGGGGCAAAGTTACACAATTCGAGTAGGCGAAGGTGGTCGCGGCGGCGCACTGAGCACTGGTATCTCGTTAGGCAACAATGGAGGTGACAGTTGGTTCCTGAGTAACGCTACAGTAGCAGGATTCGGCGGCAGTGGGGGAGGAGTAGCACTGAGCCAACGAGGTACTGTTCAGACCATTGGTCAGATTGCCTATACCATTGCCGGTACTTATTCTTGGACTGCCCCGGCTGGTGTTACCAGTGTTAGTGTAGTGGCCATTGGCGGTGGCGGTGGCCCGAACTCAGCCACCAACAACGGCGGTGGCGGGGGAGGCCTTGGTTGGCGAAATAACATTCCGGTTGTCCCGGGACAAACTTACACTGTGGTAGTTGGTGCCGGTGGCGCTTTAAATGCCAATGGCGGAGCAAGTTATTTTATAAGCACTGCAACAGTGGCCGGATTTGGTGGATCAACAGGTGGTGCAGGTGGATCTTTTGTAGGTGATGGCGGTGGTGCTGGTGGTCAAGGTGGAACCCCTACTGCATTATTTTATGAGGGCGGTGCTGGTGGTGCTGGCGGGTATAGCGGAAGTGGAGGACGCGGAGGCTACAATGCAACAACCGGGCTTAATGGACAAAATGGGTCCGGCGGTGGCGGCGGCGGTGGCGGCGCTTTTGCACGTGATTATGGAGTTTACATTGGTCAACGGCCCAGTGGTGGTGGGGGTGTAGGTATACTAGGTCAAGGCACCAGTGGTGCTGGCGCTGTAGGTGCTGATTTTGAAACGGTAGGCGGTCGTGGAGGTTCAGGTGGTACAGACGGTACCTGGGGCACTGAAGGTGCACCAAATTTACCTGAAGCAAATCGTCGGGCTGCTAATGGTGGTTTGTATGGCGGTGGCGGAACTGCGTCAGGTGCCGGCGGTATTGGCGGGAGAGGTGCTGTAAGGATCATGTGGGGCGGCGGAAGAACATATCCGCTTAACGCAGCCGATGCAAGTTTAGTAGAAACTTTTGGTTTATCACTTGGTAATCCTGGGGGCGAGTATGTAGGCGACGGTGGCGGCCGAGGCGGCCCCGGCGGTACTTGGACTGGTTCTGGATTCAGGGCTGCGGCAGGTGGTGGCGGTGCTGGTGGTTATTCGGGTTCTGGTGGTCGCGGTGGCGATGCACATACGTCAGGCACAGTACCTGCCAATATCGCTACTAGTGCAGTTGGGGGAGGCGGCGGTGGCGGAGCAGGCGTTTATGGTAGCCCATCTATCTATGATTATGTAGGGTCAGCCGGTGGTGGCGGCGGTGGTGTCGGGTTATTACAATCGGGATCCACTGGGGCAGCAGGAAATTTAAATCCTAGAGCCACATTAACATCATCACAAGTAGTTTACGAGCAGATGAACTATCTTACTTCGGGCACCGTTAACCTAGTAGGACCAACAGAATACTACGAAGGTAACGATGCCACACCCTATTTAAATAATTGGAGCCCGACTACAACATTTAATATGACGCAGATGGGCGGATTTGGTAACACCACTGCACACGGGCATTCTCCGTCCACTTGGTTCTATTTTTTCTCTAGTTCTATTCCGCAGCACACACAAGTCAGATATAGTTTTTACTGGCATTTTGTTGACAGTGTCGATGGCGAAACCAATTTCTTTGATGTCGAGGGAGTTAGATACTTACAATTTACCAAAGTTTGGAACGTGGCCGGTGCAAGTTCAACTACTATAAACTTATGCTCGGCAAATAGTGCCAATGGTGGAAATTTTTCTTGGAGAACTTACAATGGGTACAGTTACGCACCTTGGGGCAGTAATAGAGGTGACGGTTTCAATGGATACTTTTATGTAGACACAGGATGGATTAATCACACTGCGGCAAATATTACTATCGGTCATTTCATTGGCGCAGACCAAGTTGCCACAGACGAGGCTTCTTATATAAGTCATGTTAGATTTCAATTTAGAAACAGTCCTGCTACTTCGTTTGTTGACACAAACATGTATAGATCGGCAGCAGGCGATGCTTGGGACGCACAAGTTTATTCTCTACAGCCTTTTACAGCACCGTGTACTATTGAATTTAATAAACGAGCCGATTCTGGAGATAATGGTGTAGGATATACCATGATAGGTTGGAATAGTGATCCTGCAACCAATGCTAGTTTTGATACACTAGATTACGCCTCCTACCCATATCGAACTGACATTTATTCAGTTCACCACAATGGCACTCAAGTTTTTTTCAGCGGTGCATGGAATCCTAATAATAAATTTTACATAGTTTATGACACCGACGGGCTCATCAAACACTACAACGGAACTACACTGCTATATTCAGTTAATTATGGTTTGAACCAAACTGTATATTTTGACAGTTCGTTTAATTCAGGTAATCAAGTTTTCGGTGGTTTGTATAATGTAAGGGTGTCTAGGTTAGCGTGGGACGGGACCGCTAATTCTTATGTTGGCACCACATTCACAGGTGGCAGTGGCGGTTCTGGTGGTAGCAGTGGGACAAATGGGTCAACGTTTTCTGAATTTATTCCTAGAAACGGGCGCCCAGGCGGATCATATGGCGGTGGTGGATCAGGAGGCGGCCCAATTGGTACTGCATTTAATTATGCTGTGGCAGGTGGTGACGGTGCAGGTGGTGCAGTAAGAATCGTCTACGGTACCGGTGCATCTTACCCCTTTACTTCAAATGCTGCATTCACAACAGGCAACGCAGTCATAGCACAAACAACTTATAGTATTATAACAACCTCGTCGGCCAACAAGCCCAGAGATTTACTATATTTTGCTCAACGAGTACCTGGATACAAAGGTGTGTCAGCATTGAATTTGTCTGGCGGAACCTTGATGATCAACAAAGGCACTTTCTTAGCCGACGAAAAAGAAGGCTCATCAAAGAGTCTCGGATTGAGTTTAGGAAATATTCTTAAGTTAGGACTCAAGAAAGGCAGTATTTGGGAATTATGGCAGGACTTCCCCTTAGATAAAAGAATTGCTGTTTTAAATCGGGCTTTCCAAAAGGTAGTAACTGTTCCTGGAATCGAAAAAACATTTGGTATTAGCGAAGTTGCCAAGTTGCAGTTAAGACTAATGGGGCCACAAATACAAATCGATGGGCTTATTAATGCTCCTAGGGAAGTTGTCAGTGAAGTACTTGATCTTGTAAATCGTTCAGATAATAGATATTTCTCCTACCTTCAAAAACAAGTTGCAGCAAATCTAGTAGATGTACTAGATAAAAGATTTTTTGGTAGACTTGAGGCCAGATATAAATTTAATGTTGTTGATTTTGCCATTGGTTTTGTTCTAATTCCATCATCCGATTCCCAAGGAAGATTAGAGGTATTCAAAATACCAGCCAATTCTCGAAATCCATTGCATGAAATACAACGTAAGAAAGATCCAGTGACCTTCTGGACTTAATTTATAAAGCAAAAAACATAAATAATAAATAACGTTAAATTACGGAGATTCAACATGTACAACGATTTAAACAACATTTTCCCGGACCATTTTCATTTTTATGAAGTAGGGAATATGAGTTTTAGTGATGCACTAGAGCGCTGTGCCCGACTAACCGGCGACGATGGGCACGTTGTTAATTATCAGGGAAAAATTATTTTTGCTGTTAAACACAAAATCGATACAAACGACATCAGTTGGTTAAATCCAGTACCGGGCACACCTATAGAGCCAGCCCCTAACCAAGAATAATAGTAACAAAAAACATAGGAATTAATTATGGCCAAAAGAGTAATTGGGGAAAACTATTCGTTTACTGCGTCAACAAGAACCATTGTGATCAATGGTAAAATGATACGCAGAGAAACACTAGTTCTTATCCTTAATGTAACTAGAAACACAGTAATTTATAATTTTGCTGATCCTAATTTAACAGCAACAAGCTACACACCCACTGTAGATCCAACTACATTAGCTGAATCAACAACAATTGTACTGAATTATAATACAACATCAATGGCCAATACTGATAAACTCAGTATTATTGTTGACGAAGTTAATGAATTAATGTATCCGGCTGAAGTAATGATGGATCCGGTGCAAAAATTTAGAATGAGCACTCCGCAGGCTCTCATTGATACAGACTTTGAGTACGGGACACAACCTACAAAATGGGAAACAATTACTCTAGTTAATAATAGGCCCAGTGCGTTTTTTGATAACGCTAGTCCGTTGACCAACATTAACACAGCAGGTACATTTTTTAATGCCTCAGGGAACTATCAGATTACTAACATTGCTGGCAACGGTACAAGGTTAGTCACAGTTAGTATTAATAACACTACCGGCATTACAACCAGCACTCCTATCTATATTCAAGATACCATTGATCCTAATGCCAATGGGTGGTTCTTGCCTTTTTCTGTTACAACTAACAGTAACTTTACCTACTATGCACTTCAAAACGTTTTAAATCAATCGATCTACGATGTTACTAAAAGTTACGTTTGGGTAGGTAACCATTTCAGTTTAGCGGGCGTTACATTGAGTGCCACTGCTGGTGTTGCGTTTACCTATTCGGGAACTGCTATTACTTGTACAACAGCACAGCCTCATGGTTTTTCTGCAGGTAACAGTATATTTGTTATTGGTACTACAGCAACAACAAACCCGCCCAATGGTGTTTGGACTATTAGAAATACACCGACAACTAATACATTTGTTTTTGATGTTATTAGTGCTCCAACTGGAACTATTGGTCTAACGGCCCCGGGTTCAGGGCTTACACTAAACACCACAGTGCTAGCCGGTGGTGTTATTAGTCAAATTGCAATTAATGCCGCTGGTTCCGGATATCAAACCGGGGACGTGGTACTAATCACCGGCGGCGGTTCAAACGCTTGGTGTAAAATCATGGCGCAGAATGGCGGTGTGGTTACTGCGGTGTCATTATACCATGGCGGTACTGGATATACGTCTGCTAGTGCTGTAGGAACATCAATGGCATTTAGTTGCAACACATTGTTTCCAAGAACATACGGTTCAAGTATTCATAGACCTTGGGACGGCGGTGTAAACTTTACTGCTGGTATCCCCTACAACGGTAACCAAACAATACGTCAGACACGTCGTTATTTCCGTTATCAGTCTGGCAAAGGCATGCAGTTTAGTACCGGGTCAAATCTTAGTCCTCCGATATTTGTTGACAATTTAACTGCAACAGGTACAACAGTTAGTGTTAACTGTCGTATTCCCCATCAGCTAGGTGCAAATACAGTCGTTCGAGTTTCGGGCGCTGCTGATTCGGCTTACAATGGTACCTTTACGGTGACTTCGACCCCAACGCTTAATCAATTACAGTATACAGCAAATTCGGCTCCGAGTACTAGTCCTTCATTAGGATTTCCTATTAGTATTCAAGCACAAAATTGGTATGGTGCTTGTGTGCGTGTTGGTATGTTCGACATGCAAAATGGATTTTATTGGGAGTATGACGGACAACAAATGTATGCTGTGTTAAGAAGTAGCACACAGCAGTTGTCGGGATTAATTACAACATTAAATGCAGGAAATACTATTGTAACTGCTAACAATTCGGTGTTCTCTAAACAACTAATTCCGGGCGACTATGTTGTGATTCGTGGCATGAGTTATGTAGTTGAGAATATTCTCAATGATACACAAATGGTAATTTATCCTGAATATCGGGGAGTTAACATTGGATTCCCGGCTCAGGTAACCATGAGCAAAACTATTAACACTAGAATTCCACAGAGCCAGTTTAACATTGATCGACTCGACGGCAGTGGTGTGAGTGGTTACACACTAGACCCACTGAGAATGCAAATGTGGTATATTGATTATAGTTGGTATGGTGCAGGTGCAATTCGTTTCGGTATTAAAGACCAAAGAGGGGAAGTTAAGTACGCACATCGAATTGTCAACGCCGGTAGAAATACTGAGGCTTACATGCGCTCAGGAAACATGCCTGCACGTTACGAAGTAAACACCAATTGGCCGTTTACTACATTAACTGCAACTGTGTCAGCAGCAGAAACAAGTACCATCAATGTTACTAGCACCGCAGATTTTCCGCCGGCTGGTATTTTAATTTTAAAACAATCGGCCTTTCTTGGTGGAGCAATTGAATACATCAGATATACTGGTAAAACTGGAACTACTTTTACCGGTTTGACTCGTGCCTTGCAAAACTTAACCGGTCCGGGACAATTAGTTAATTTAGGCGGCAGTGCTAGCACAAACACATTTACTTATAGTGCGTTGGCACCAATTCAAGTGGCTCTTTATTCTCCACAAGCCGGTATTACTATTGGTCACTGGGGAAGTTCTGTGATCATGGACGGTAGATACGACGATGATAAATCGTTTGTGTTTAACTTTGGACAAAATACACAACAAACTTTTCCAACAGCCGGCGTAAGATATGCTGTGTTTAGTGTACGTCTTGCACCTGCTGTAGATCAAGGTTTAACTGGCTTACTCGGCGGCAGAGAGATCGTCAACAGAATGCAGTTGACACTAAGAGGTGTGGGTGTGTTTGCTACCACTGCTGCTGTTCGATGCGAGTTTATTTTGAATGGTCGTGTCACAGGTACTCCTGGTACATGGACACCAGTTGGTGGTTCAAGTTTAGCACAATATGCAGTTCACAGTACCAACAGTACTATAGCAGGCGGCGAAAGTGTGTTTAACTTCTTTGCTCCGTCAGGCGGGTTAAGTACGCAAGATCTTAGTTTGGTACGTGACTTAGGTAACAGCATCATGGGCGGCGGGTTATCGTTTACTAATACAGTAAATGATCTTAACAAATACCCCGACGGCCCTGACATGATCACTTTGTGCGTTACGCCACTGGCAGTCAATGCCGCGGTTGCAGCACGATTAAACTGGACCGAAGCACAAGCATAATTTTGCTTTTACAATAAATGTGCCGCAATTATTGCGGCACATTTTCTTTTGTGTCTTTATTTACAATAAATACATGATCTCGGAGGTTCTCTATGGCTGTTTATGCTTTAGTTGATGAAAATAATATAGTTATTGACATTCGCGGCGGTGATGCTGAATGGGTGGCTACACAAAGTGATCGGTGGATTGAAACAGATCCTGACACAATTGGCGGTCAACATCGATTTGATGGTATTCCTTTAAGGAAAAATTTCGCCCAACTTGGTTACACGTATGACGAAATTCTTGATGCATTTATTCCGCCAAAAACTACACCAAGTTGGGTGGTTGATCCCGATACAGGCCAATGGGTAGCACCAGTGCCTTATCCCAATGATGGCGGTAATTATGTATGGAACGAAACTAGACAACAATGGGACTCGATAACATTGCCTCCTCAAGGCGATAATCTGTCAATTTAAGGAGAAAAACATGGGACATTTTGCACAGATAGATGAAAATGATGTAGTAGTACAAGTTATTGTGGCCGAACAAGATTTTATTAACACTGGTGCTGTGGGAGATCCTAGTCGTTGGATACAAACCAGTTACAATACTATAGGTGGCGTGCATAGACTGGGCGGAACCCCATTGCGTAAAAATTATGCTGGCATTGGTTATACCTATAACAGACAATTAGATGCTTTTGTACCACCGAAGCCGTATCCAAGTTGGGTTTTAAACAACGACTCGTGTTTATGGGAAGCACCGGTTCCGATGCCATCGGATGCAGGCACCGGTGATCCTATGAAAATTTATTTCTGGGACGAATCTACACTAAATTGGCAAGAAGCACCGCCACCACCTGTTCCCACCGAATAACAAAAACTGCCCGTAAAGGGCAGTTTTTTTGAGCACTTGACTAGCAGAATAAAGTATAAATATAGCATACGATTGTGAGATTTTCATATGCCTTTTCCGTCAAATCCAACTAATGGTCAACAAGTAACTGTTAACGGTACATTATATACCTATAACAGTGCCAAAGACGCTTGGTCTAGGACCAGCAGTGTTGGATCAACTGCTGGGGGTGTTGTTGTAGTAAGCGAAATTCCACCGGCCACCGTTGCTAATCCTGATCGAGTTAACATTTGGATAGATTCAGATTCTGGTAAACAATATGTCTACGTTAATGACAATACCAGCAGTCAATGGGTTGAACTAGGGGGCGGAACACAAGGTGCAACTGGTGCCCAAGGCATTCAAGGTAATATTGGTAGCCCAGGCGGAGCCACTGGTGCAACTGGCGTACAAGGGGCCACTGGACCACAAGGTAATCCCGGGGGAGCCACTGGTGCAACAGGCCCATCTGGAAGTCCTGGTAGTCCTGGCGGAGCCACTGGTGCCACTGGATTAACAGGAGCCACTGGTGTTGGTGCGACAGGAGCAACAGGAATAGGAGCAACAGGATCAACAGGGCCTGCTGGTGCCACAGGACCGATTCTTACGATCGCTGTAAGCGATGATCCGCCGTCAAGTCCATCTAGCGGAACGCTATGGTGGGCTAGCAATGTTGGATCACTTTATTTTTATTATGTTGACTCCGACAGCGGCCAGTGGATTACAGCTAGTTTAGGACCAGCCGGACCTGTTGGTGCAACTGGTGCCAGTGGTGTATCGGGAATTTCGGGAGCCACTGGTGCAACTGGTCCTACAGGTAGTCCAGGCGGAGCCACTGGTGCAACCGGGACTTCGGGGTCAATTGGTGCAACCGGCGCCACTGGTTTAGTCAGCAGAAGTAATGCCAGTGTTACAGTGACTAATTTAGCCGCTGGAGCCAATGCTAATGCTTCTATAACTGGGTTCACTGGTTATAATCTATATAAAATACAAGTAAGTAATCCAGCCTGGGTAAGGTTGTATACAAATATTGCGGCCCGCGCTCTTGATTTAACTAGATCGCAAGGCGTTGATCCATCTCCAGATGTTGGTATTATTGCCGAAGTTATAACTACCACAGTTAATCAAACTGTAACGTTATCACCTGCGGTACTGGGATTCAACGACGAAAACCCAGTGACCAATCAAATACCAATTTACGTCACAAATACTGGCGTCAGTGCAAACACAATCACAGTAAATGTAACCATAGTTAGAACGGAGCTCTAACATGGCCGAAGAACGCGAGTATATAATTACTCTAAAACCTGGTGCCGACCTAGATCAATTTTACGACGACATGGAAAGCACCTATGGGGATGCTGAAATTCCGTTTCGGCAAATTGAATGTGCTTATAGAAGACCGATGAGTCGTGGCACGCATTATTTTTTAACCGATGATGAAGCAGCGCAGGTTGCTCAGGACTCGCGTGTAGAAGCCGTTGATTTGCACTATGTTGATCGCGGTTTGGAAATTAGACCTTGTGTACTACAAACCAGTTCGAATTGGGATAAATCCAGTACTAATAATGCCGCTGACGTTAATTGGGGATTGCTAAGAGGTTATGAACGTGCCACTAGAGCAAATTGGGGCAGTGATAATACAGCAGCAGTTACAGGCACCATTGATTTAACCAACATCGGAAGAAATGTTGATGTAGTCATCATCGACGGGCATTTGGTATCCGGGCACCCAGAATGGGCAGTTAATGCAGATGGCACCGGTGGCACACGCTTGAATCAATTTAATTGGTTTCAATACAACAACGAAGTGCGTGGCGTTGCTGCCGGAACTTATGTTTACGATTTTATCACTGGAGCAGACGCTGACAATAATCACGGAAATAATGTAGCAGCCATTGCAGCAGGAAATACCTGTGGTTGGGCCCGCGGAGCAAACATTTATAATATTACACCGTATAGTTCGAGTACTAATAACTCCTCAGGATATGTTAATTATCTATACGACCTTATGAATTACGTAAGAATATGGCATCAAGGTAAACCCATTAATCCTGCAACTGGGCGTAAGAACCCTACCATATGCAACATGAGTTGGGGATTGCAAGGAAGTATAGCGTTGAGTAGTATCGATAGAGTTATATATCAAGGCGTTACTTATAACAAGCCCGGCGGCGGTTGGACAGTGACAGATCGTGCTAATTTTGGATTAGTAGCAGCCAGTGGATCTAATATGTTGTACATGGCCAGGGACGCTAGCATAGACGCAGACATGGCAGATGCAATTAATGACGGTATTATTCTAGTAGGCGCCGCTGGAAATTTTTACATGTACAATGAACGATTTGGTAATACCAATTATGATAATGCTTTGCAGTACTTGTCGGGCACATATCAAAGTTTATTTTATATGCGGGGTCCATCGCCGGCGGCAGCAAACAGTGTGATCTGTGTTAGTTCCATTGATTCTACAGTTGTTGAGCGCAAAGCAGATTATAGTAATGCTGGTACACGCACCGACATTTTTGCTTCTGGTAGCAATATCATGGGGGCATATTATACTGGTGGAGTAGCCGACCCCAGGAATGCCGGTTTTAATAAAGGTAAAATGTCTGGAACTAGTCAGGCGTCGCCGCAAGTAACAGGCTTAATTGCTTGCGCACTAGAAAACTACCCTAACATGACAGCAGCGCAGGCTTTGCAGTACATACAAAGTTCGGCCACTTCTAACTCACTGAGTAATTCTGCTTTTAGTACAACATATGGTTCTAGTTCATATTTGAGTTATAACACACTATATAACGGACCTAATTTATACGCCGCCTACAAAAGTGAAGGAAATAGAACCAATCAGGTATATCCAAGGCGCGATCACTTTGTTAGGCCCGCAGCAGGAAGAACATTTCCAAGACAAAAAATACGCAGATTTGGTTAATAAATAGAATTGAACAAGGTCAAAGTATGCCATTAAATTTTCCTAATAATCCTTCAATTAACGCCACGGTCAATGTTGGCAATATTATATACACCTGGGATGGCGTTAAATGGAACGCATCTGTGGCGCAAGGTGCCACAGGTTTGACTGGAGCCACTGGCGCATCTGGGAGCAATGGAACAAATGGAGCCACAGGTGCTACAGGCCCTCAGGGCAGTCCTGGCGGAGCCACAGGTGCCACAGGCGTAACGGGTTCCACAGGCGCCACAGGCCCTGGCGCCAATATAGCCATTGAAAGTATGAACGTATTAACAGGTAGTACCGGCACAGTGGCACATGATTATACCTTGGGTGGTCTATGGTTGCACACTGGAGTTGCTGCAAACTTTACTGCTAATTTTACCAATGTTCCTACAACTAATAACAATGTAATTACATTTACACTTATTCTTTATCAAGGATCTATACCCTATTACCCTAATAGTGTTCAAATTGATGGTGTATTACAAACTGTGTTATGGAATGATAATGCTGTACCTACACCAAATGCCAACAAAACAGAAGTTTTTTCGTTTAGTCTAATAAGATCAAGTTCAAGTTGGCGTGTAATGGGTAGTTTTAGTACATACGGATAATCATGCCTAGGCTGAATAGTTTAGTTAAACAACCACTGGCGAGAAAATTTAAAAAACCCTCAGTTAGATATTCTGTTACTCCGGCACAATCAACAATCAACGAAGGCGAGAATATAAGTTTTTTTATTACCACATTGAATGTGACTTCGGGTACTACGTTGTACTGGACTGTGACTGGTAATGTGTCGGCTTCTGATTTTACCGGCAATGTTAACAGCGGCAGTTTCGCAATAACTCACGGTCAAGGAACGGTCACTACATACATTGCTGCTGATGCTAGTCCCGGCGCGACCGAAGGACCTGAGGTGTTTAGGTTAGAAATTAGAACAGACAGTACCGCTGGCAATATCGTTGCCACTAGTTCTAATGTGATCATCAATGATACCAGTACGAGTGTCATACCAACACCAACACCAACACCAAGTATTACACCAAGTCCAACACCTACTCCAAGTATCACGCCGACACCAACGCCGACTCCAAGTATCACGCCGACACCGACGCCTACTCCAACACCTACACCTTCGGGTAGTCCACCACCGACTCCGACCCCTTCGCCATTACCACAGAGTTTAACTGTTGAGTACAATCTAATTGCTGGTGGCGGTGCCGGGGCCGGTGGGTCGCCCAGTGCCAATAATTACGGCGGTGGCGGTGGGGCTGGCGGATTCTTGTCGGGTTCAGCAACCAAGACTACTTTAAGTGCATACACTATTACCATTGGAGGTGGTGGCACCGGCGGATCCAATAAAGGCACCAATGGATCAAACACTGTTTTTGACACCCATAGTGCTGTCGGTGGTGGCGCCGGCGGCAACACCAATTCATCTGCAGGCAACAGCGGTGGATCAGGCGGCGGTGCCTGGAACCAAGCCACCTTAATCGGCGGCGGTGCAGGAACTTCGGGTCAAGGATTCCAAGGTGGTGCTTATCCTACTCCAGGAAACACTGCCACTGGCGCTGGAGGCGGCGGTGGAGCTGGTGGCAGCCCACCAAATGCAGCAATGAACACAGGCAGCATCTACAGCGCCTGTGTAATGGATGGAGGTCCAGGAAAAACATCTACTCTTAATGGTGGCACCTATGCCGGAGGTGGTGGCGCCGGATGGTATGCTACTGGGGGAAGAAGATCCGGTGGCAGCGGAGGTGGAGCCAGTGGTGGGTACAATCTCAATGGTTCAAGGGCTGGTAATTCGGGATCAGGTAATAGCGGTGGTGGTGGTGGCGGTGGTGCCAGCTGGGCCACATTAGATACCAATAATATCGGAGGCAATGGCGGATCGGGTATAGCGATTCTAAGAATTCCTGTGGCGTTTTCGGCTACATTTGGCGGTGGAGCGTCGGCTAGCAGTTCGTCCGACGGTACATACAATGTATACACTATATTCTCAAGCGGTACGGTTACCTTTAGATAACGTTCTTAAAATAAATAATTAAAAGGTTAAAAAAATGCCCTTAGATTACCCGTCGAATCCCACAATAGGTAGTACCTATGTATTAAATGGTCGCAGTTGGATCTGGGACGGCCTAGCATGGAATTTAACCAGCGTAGGCATAATCGGAGCCACTGGGTTAACTGGTGCCACCGGGGTGTCGGTAACTAGTGCAAATGTTTCAACTGGAAACTTAGTCATTGGATTATCAAGTAACAGCACCATCAATGCAGGCAGAGTGATTGGTGCCACTGGACTAACCGGTTCCACTGGACTAACCGGTGCCACTGGAAGTACAGGTCCGTCACCGAACTTTGTGTTAGAAGCATCGAATACTTTGACCGGTAGCACCGGTACTGTGGCACACAATTATACAGTGGGCGGCATTTGGATACACACTAGCATAGCAGCCAATTTTACTGCCAATTTTACAAACGTGCCGACTACCGCCGGTTCTGTGGTTAATTTTACACTGGTTCTTATTCAAGGTGCCTCACCTTACTTTCCTAATGCAGTTCAAATTGATGGAGTTGCACAAACAATAAACTGGCTCGAAGGATTAACACCAACTCCAGTGGCCAATAAAAAAGACATGGCCTCGTTTAATCTAGTGCGTAATGCCGGTAGTTGGATAGTTTTTGGATCCTATGCCACGTTTGGATAAATTATGCCGGTTTTAAACAGTGTGGTTTTTCGGGGACTTAGGCGCATTGCAAGTCCGAAAAATCTATTAATCGATTTATTAGTCATCGGTGGTGGCGGTGGCGGTGGAGGCTACGGCGGTTGGGGCGGCGGTGGTGGTGGCGGAGCCGGCGGTGTACTATACGGGTCTATTAGCCAAGATCGTAGTTCATCTTTAACATATAGTATCACCATTGGTGGCGGCGGAACAGGGGCAACAGGACAATTTAATGGCACAGTTGGTACCGACACAACGGTAACAGGTGGGGGGTTAAACCTAGCAGCCAAAGGCGGCGGTTATGGGGGTAGGGAATCCCCCGGTGGGCCCGGAGGGTCAGGTGGCGGAGGCGGCGCTGCCAGTGGGGGCTCATCAAATCAAGCAGCAAATACTCCTTCTAGATTCACTGGTTACGGTAATAATGGTGGCACGGGTTCATCTGGGGGACCAAACGATTATAGCGGCGGCGGTGGAGGTGGTGCCGGCGGCGTTGGGCAAAGTGTAGGCGGCGGAGCCGGTGGAAATGGCGGTGCTGCTATAAGTACCTTCAGTTCTTGGTCATCGGCAACATCGACTGGGGTCAGTGGTGCGTATGCCGGCGGAGGTGGGGGTGGTAGACCGTCGGGTACCGGTGGAGTAAATGGAGCAGGTGGCGGTGGTGGCGCTACCGGTGGCGGATCTGGTACAAATGCCACTTCCAACACAGGCAGCGGTGGCGGTGGTGCATCGTTTGATTATGTTACCACTGTGAACGGGGCCAATGGTGGTTCAGGCATAGTGATAATTCGTTATCCTGGGAGTCAAGCAGCCATTGGCGGAACTATCACAACTCAAGGCGGCTACACCTATCATGTTTATACTTCGTCGGGCACATTTGAAATTTTTGCAATTTTTACACTAGATTATTTGGTAGTGGCCGGTGGTGGTGGAGGTGGGTCAGGAAGATATGTAGTAGGTAGCGGCATCGGTGGTGGAGGTGGTGCCGGGGGTTTGATAACTAGTTCGTTGCGTTTGTTAACTGGGACGTCATATTCGCTTACCATTGGTGCTGGGGGATCCGGGGCCTCTAATAATACCAGTGGAGGGTACAGCGGGGGTTCAAATGGATCTAATTCGGTGTTTTCTTCTGTTACTGCCGTCGGCGGAGGTTGCGGTGGTAGTTATTCCTGGGCACAAACCGGATTCAACGGTGGCTCAGGCGGAGGAGCAGGCTCGGCTGGAAGTTTCAATGATTTTAATCTAGGAGGTACCGGAGTTCTGGGCCAAGGCAATAACGGCGGATCAAACATGGGCGGGGTTTCCAATGGCAACAACGCCGGCGGTGGTGGTGGCGGTGCCGGGGCAGTAGGAGATAATGCCGGGAACACAGTAGGCGGCAACGGTGGTATTGGTGTTCAGTTGAATATAACCGGTAGTAATGTTTATTATGCTGGCGGCGGTGGCGGAGGTGGCAGTGCAACTGCCGGTACAGGTGGATCCGGCGGTGGTGGCTCAGCGGTGACCAATGGAACAGGTGGATCTGGGTCTGCCAACACCGGCGGCGGTGCCGGCGGGGGAACCACAGGAGGCTCCGGTGGTTCCGGAGTAATCATACTAAAATATCCTATCGCAAATTCAATATCAGTTGGCGCTGGTCTTACTGCCAGTACTGCAACATCTGGGCAATTTAAAATAACTTCTTTTACAGCCGGTACTGGTAGTATTACTTTTAGTACCACTGCATTTAAACTCGACGTATTGATCATCGGCGGCGGCGGAGCCGGGGGTTATGCTAACTCTGGTAATCACAATGCTGGTGGCGGTGGTGCTGGCGGATTTGTAGAAATTTTTAATGCTACTGCTCAAACAGGACAATCCTACACGATCACCATTGGCGGTGGTGGAAGTCCACCACCTGGTGGGTACAACGTGGCTGGTACCAACGGAACAAACAGTACTATAATTGGCCTAGGAATAAACTACACTGCTATGGGCGGCGGTATCGGCGGCGGCAGAGATGGCACTGGTGTTAATGGTAGTTCAGGTGGTTGTGGCGGTGGTGCCGACGGATGGTCAGCCACATCTGGGTTGCAGTTTAGCACGTATGGTTATGGATATGGATTTGGTGGCGCATCAGCAGGCAATCAACAGACTGGTCAATATGGTGGCGGTGGTGGAGCCGGTGGGGAGGGCGGAATTTCACAAGCCTCAAGTGGCACCGGTTTAGGTGGTGTCGGTCGGGCCAACCCATTTGCAGGCAGCACAGTTGGTGAATTAAGTGGGGGTGTATATTATCTTGCTGGTGGTGGTGGCGGTACTGGTGCCATTGGCGGTCTAGGTGGCGGCGGCAGTGCTACATTCAGTACCAATGGATGTACTGCTGGGGTAGCAAACACCGGAGGTGGTGGTGGTGCTGGTGGAGCTGCTGGTAATCCACAACAAGGCAAACAAGGTGGCAGCGGGGTTTGTATAATACGGTATACTGGAATTCAGCGTGCCACCGGGGGATCAGTGGTATACGACGCCGGTTCAAATAAAACCATGCATGTGTTTACAACGTCAGGTAGTTTTGTACTCTAACACAATTGTTCTGAAATCTGTATTTTTTCTAAGACCACAGATGAATTCATTGTTCTGACAATTCCAGGATGCAATGGTTTTGGTAGTGCTCGCAGTGGCAACCAAGCATAACCTATATGCTCGTCATTGAGTTCGGGCACGAATTCATCGTCGACGCTGATAAAAAAAGTATGATATACAAAACGATGGTCGTCGCTGGTGTACTTTTCGATGGGAATTAATTTAGGATCATTGATTCGACCACCTAGTTCTTCTTCGATTTCTCTGGCCAAACCAACTATTACAGTTTCGTCAGCATTCATTTTACCCCCGGGCAGGGCCCAGGTCATTGACCAACTGCCGCCATTTCTGAGTAAAAATAAGTAGCGTTTGGTTTTTTTAGAAAATATTAGTGCTCCAACACCCTGTATTAATTTGGCGCGAAACTCCAGGCGCCCACTCCGTAGCGTCCTTCCACGCTTTTTGACCATTGACTGTTTTTCCATTTGTATTGAACACCGGTGGTAAGATTAGTTACATATTGTACACTAGTAGTTAGCTGGCTATCAAAGGACACTGTCCATTTTGATCCATCCCATTGAATTATGTCATTGGCATTGGCAATTAATTGTGGTTGACCTGCTCTATTCCAAACCGGTGCGCCGTCTACAGTGAGAGCATTATTATCGTTATTGTCTAGGTGACCGATGCTGTCTAAAATTAAATAACGTGTCCCGGTTACAGGATTTAATAATCCGCTGTTAACAGTAACATTCCTTGGGTCAATGATAGCGTTAATTGGGCTCAGGGTGTTTACTGGTAGTGTGTCAGTGTCGACATTAAAGATCAATAAACTAGCATCAGTGGGATGATAGGCCACAGTGCCAACCACAGTAACACCGTCGTTTTCTAATCTAACCTGACTAATACCATTGGTTAGCAAATCAACATTACCGGTACCGCTGAGTTCGCCAAATGTTCTTACTGCCACTCCCCAATCACCTTCGGTCATTGGCGGAACAGTACCATCATCGAAGGCTATTTCGCTTTCGTTAACGTACAATTTCAAGGTGTTACCCAAGTAGACCACATTTAAATTAATAGGAGTATAAATTCGTTGTGTGGCAAATAAACTGCCCTCGATGTCGAATGTATTATTATTTTGATCAACAGTGCCTTGTGCATCATAGACATTGGCTAAAATCTTTTGTATTACCCCTTGGCGTTTGACCTTGGCTGGAGGACTTAACCAAACCGGTAGTTCGAATGTCAGCGTACTAACATCAATGGGTTCCTCGGTGCCAATGGGAACCGACCGACTGCTGAATATTGATCCAGTTAACGTTATGTAACTCAAACTAGTCCAATCAACGTAACTGTCGCTGTTTTGTAATTCAAGACTAGGATTAAACAGCACTGCTATTTGTTCCAACAATTGGAATTTTTGTTCAGTGTTGCTAGTCCAAATGTCAACTTTTAAAGTTAACAAGTAAGGCACTGGCATTAATCTTTCCACAGTGAGCAAATCACCTTGATATTGTGTGAACTGACCGGTAGCAGGATCATAGGCACGCTGTCTGAGTTGCATTTTGCTAACAAACTGTGGTTCTTGTAGTCTAGCCCGATCGTAAACAAAATCACTGACATACACACTCATTGCCGGCACACTGGGAAGACTGTTTTCAGAATTCTTAGCAATAATACTGGCAACTTGTCTGCTGCTGTCGCCATAATAAATTGGTACTCTTATAAGAGTGCGTACACCTTCACGATTTTGGCCAAGTTCTACTTCGAAGTTATTGAGTACTCTGATGAATTGTTGTAGAAATCGTCGTATCTGACCTGAATAAAAATATGAACTCATGATTAGTTGTCGGCCCTGGGTTTAAGTATGTCGTTGAGGTTTTGTTTTTCGGGCTGCGTGTTACCACGTACATCAGTGAAAGTACGATCATTGGTAATGAAACTGTTACGCTGTGTGAGATTATCAGTGGAATTATTGGTGATGTTGGTACGAACTTCGTCTTCGATCTTGGTCCAGCGTGTGCCGTCGAATCTAAATAGTCGATTTGGCAAATAGTCAGTTCTTAAATGATATTGTCCTTCGGTAGGATTATTGGGGAAAGTAATACCCGATGTAGTAGGAAGCCCATTGGGAGGAACCCCCATGCCGGTCAAGTAACCGTTTACTGCGAAATCAGGTGTGTTGCTGTCCTGACTACGATGGTATATGGAACTTGTATCGTAACCGCTAACAGGTATTTCGGCTTCAGACTGTGCTACTACTGCGTTATTGATATCCACATATTTGTTATAACTGCTTAATATGTCTGACAAAGGCGTAGAGTTAGTAGGTGATGCAGTGATTCGACTTAGTATGTCTTTGTATTCTTGGCTGTCAACCAATGGGTTAATCTTACAGCGCCATAGATGAGGCCACCAAGTTGGACTGTATCCCTCGGCCGCACGAGTACAATCGCTGACTACAAAAAATCTTTTTAGTGCCACTGGCAAACTGGGATCTAGTGTTTCGTAATCCATAAGATGTTCTAGTTCCAGTACATCGCCGTTCATGATTTTACGACCCATGGTGGCAATCATGTCATTGATATGGAAAGTCATAAACAGTGTGCCAGTTTGCAGAAACAGACCGAACTGTGTAAGATCGAACGCATTGTCTGTGACCTGATAAATGCCACGCATACGATATACATTTTCTTCGTACTTACGATCACGATTCTCTAACAGCAGTAGGTCCTGTATGTTTAGTTCACTTTGAGTTGCATAACTGGGTTGAGTAAGGTCAGTGCTGTCAGTCTGATTTATGGGTCCTAGGTATTTGTGTACCAGCACACCTGTGCCCGAAATGGTAAAGATTTCGGATATGCGTTGATCAAAAAACTTGTAATCGTTGCTATGAGTACCGTTTTTCCATAAACTTAGTCTAGGCACTGCGATTCCTTGTAAATATCTAGTATTTATGGTTAACATATTGACAAATTTCGGATAGGCTGTATAATTACATTATGGACTCAGAAATTTTGGAACTTTACGAGAAGTTGCCTGAGCGCATACGCAGTATTGGTCCGTATAGTGTGCGAAAGGATCTACTCAAGATGTACCGTAATTGTGAAAATCTCAAACGGGAAATAGCGCAAGAGCAAGTCAACAGCAGACATTTACTGCAAAATCATCGATTGTGGGATTTAAACAACAAGTTCCAAGAAGCCGTGACAAATCTTGATCAATATGTTACACTAGCATTATTGACAATTTAGGAGCAAAACATGGCTATTATCAAAGGCATCAAAGTACCTAAGAAAAAAGAGCCCAATGCTAGAGTTTTAGCCAGTGACGAAAAAGCCACAGGTCCAGAACCGCAATGGGACACCGAGCGTGCCTTGGACTTTGATGACGCTACCTTTGATCATCACCTGCGCAAAAGTTTTCAGTACTACAATTACCACTATTCAGTCAAGCAATGTCGCAAGTATCTTAATGATTGGGTACGACGTAATGCCAAATTTGACAAAAAAGTCATTGATAAATTCGAGCGTATAGGTGACCGCTATGTGGTTATGACTCCGTGTAGCTTGATTATGGCTCATAGACGTGGTATGCCCTTACTGGACCGACATGTCAAGTACTTACATCAGCAAGTGGAGTACAGTATAGCACTAGCGGCCAAGCATGGTGATGCCGGGGATGAAGCCATTGCTGCTCCTAGCCAAGTTGTAGAGCGTAAGATAACCATCCAGGACAGGCTACAAGAACGTACAGCAGAATTAATTGGCGAAATCGAAGGTGTCTACGATCAAGTGTTGCGTGGAGAAAAAGTAGATTTCAAAGTTTATGATTTCTTAACAGTGCAACGAGTACCCCAGAGTCAATTGGGTAAATATGAGTCGGTATTTCAAAATCGAACTCAAGAACTCATGGCGGCTCAGGATAAACAAGATGCACAACTGGTGGAGTCATATCGTCACTATCGCGCTGGTGATTATAAACGTTTGTTTGCCTTTCTTGCTGATCTGTTGGCTGGAATTGAGCAGTACCGCGGCATTAAGAAGGCAGTTAAAAAAGCCCGAGTACGAAAAGCGCCAGCCAAAGAAAAGGTAGTTGCCAAACTCAAATATGCTCGCGAAGATCGTGCACTTAAAGTGGTTAGTATTAATCCAGTGGACATCATTGGTGCCCAAGAACTATGGGTGTTTAATACTAAGACTCGTAAACTTGGACGCTATGTGGCAGAAGCCATGGGCCAACTTGGTGTTAAAGGTACCACAATTGTTGGTTATGATGAAGCCAAGAGTCTGGCTAAAACACTGCGCAAGCCCGACGAGCAACTCAAAGAGTTCTTAAAAGCAGGGAAGGTAGCATTAAGAACTTTCTTAAAAGACATTAAAGCAGTGGAAGTGCGTCTTAACGGTCGTATCAACGAGGAAACTGTGTTACTCAAAGTGGGCTAACTCGTCAGTCCTCAGGTAAATATGTTATCTGAGGACTATTTTTATGGCATTACTTAAACAGGGACTAAATGAAAGACAGAGCATATCCACAGACAGTCTTGGCGGTCCCGGGCCCATTGCTTTTAATCAAAGCCAGTTAGAAAACACACTTGACCAAAAACGTAAGGAAATCAAAGATTACATAAGATTACGTTTGGCCGACGGTATTGTAGATGTTGAACTGGACAGCGAGCATTACGATTTGGCTATCCGTCAGGCCTTGGTTAAGTATAGACAAAAGGCCACTAATAGCACAGAAGAAAGTTATGCCTTTCTTGAATTGTTGCCTGAAACTCAAGAGTATATACTGCCACAAGAAATTGTGCATGTACGTCAGATCTTTCGTAGAGGCATAGGATCAGTTACAGGAACCACAGCCAGCCAATTTGAACCATTTGCTTCTGGTTATCTTAACACTTATATGCTAGTGGCCGGTCGTGTTGGTGGATTGGCCAACTATGAATTGTTTACCCATTACCAAGAACAAGCCATGAAAATGTTTGGCGGCCATATTAATTTTACTTGGAACCCGGCCACACGTAAACTAACTCTTGTGCGTAAGATACCCGACACTGGTAGGAATTTGATTAGGGCTAACAGTATTACTGCTGACGGAACCGAGGTGGGCAGTACGATCACTATCATTACATCACAACCACAGACAGCCATTGAAGCCGGTGGTTCCTTGCGTATTCAAAATTGTCCTATTGCAGGATATAATGGAAATTACCAAATTGATTCCGTGGACGTGACCACTAATACCATTGTTATTACTGCTGCTAACACGCTAGGAGCAGCCAGCGTTGAAACAATTAATATTAGTAAAACACAGATTACTAGTTCGTTTACAGACACACCAGCAGAAAGTGTGCTGTTACATATCTATAACAAAAAACCAGATGTGATGATTCTCAATGATCCCTATATATTCCCTTGGATACAAGACTTTGCTTATAGTTTTGCCAAAGGTATTCTAGGAGAAGCCCGCAGTAAGTTTGCTTCGCTGGCCGGTCCACAAGGTGGCACAACTCTCAATGGTACAGCATTGATCGCAGAGAGCAGAGAAGAAATGACCAAATTGGAAGAAGATTTAAAGAATATGGTAGACGGCAGTATGCCATTGACATGGGTAATTGGATAATGAAAATTACAGAAATAATTCAGGAAGGTACTAAAGGTTCCTTGCACCAAGATCATAAACATGCCTTTCATAAGACTATAACATACAATGATGGTCACGGGGCCGGGTATGATTACAACTTTAATCGTGTTGGCATGGCAGTGGCCATGTCAGACGGTAGCAATAAAAAGTTGGATGTCGATGACAGAACATGGTTTCATCATGACAATGTGGCTGTACCGTACACCGACGAAGAAGAAAAAATGTTTAAACAGGCTTTCAAAGCAATCAAGACCGAAGTCAATCCCGTGGTCACAGATCATAGAAGCCGAGAGCCTAATCATGTAAACAATCAAAGTCCGGTGGCTGCTAAGAAAAAGAATAGGTACGGTGTATGAAAATCATAGAAATCGTACGCGAGTCAGTGGGCAGAAAGCCTTTACGCAAGTCTGCTGAAGAGGCCTTGCCTAATTTGTCTCAGTATGATGCGCTCGACAATAACAATAATCCATATTTGGCTTATAGGTTCGGAATCGCACTAGCCGCTAGTCCTGATAGCGACATGTACCAAAAAGGTCCAATTGGTAGCAATTTTAATACCATTGATTACAGTGCAGGTGATAAAGAAATACGCCTTGGTGCTGAGCGCATTATGGGAATCCAGCCCAGCAGATCCACTGGCGAAGGTAGTGTAGAACTGTCACAAACCAATAATAAGAGCCCAGTTCGGGCACGAACCAAAAATAAATTTGGTGTCTAGATATTGACTATGAATAAAGTCTAGTGTAAACTTACACTATGACTAAAGTTATTGGTATATCAGGATTCATAGGCTCAGGCAAAGACACTGTGGCCGACTACCTAGTTAACTATCACGGCTTTCGTAGAGAAAGTTTTGCTAATACTCTTAAAGATGCTGTGGCCTGCGTGTTTGGCTGGGACAGAATCATGCTAGAAGGGCGCACTGCTGCTAGTAGAGCCTGGCGTGAACAAGTAGACACCTGGTGGGCTGAACGTCTCGAAATGCCCAATCTTACGCCGCGTTGGATCTTACAGTACTGGGGCACTGATGTTTGCCGTCATGGATTCCACGATGACATCTGGGTAGCCAGTTTAGAAAACAAGTTACGCCAAAGCACAGACAACATTGTGATTTCAGATGTACGTTTTCCAAATGAAGTCCGTGCCATACGTGGTGTAGGCGGGAAAATGATCTGTGTGGAACGTGGTGCTCCGCCTGAGTGGCTAGCCTGTGCTCTACAGACTGTGCACACCGCAGAAGATGATCAATGGATCATATCTGATCAACAACGCGATATGGCCTCCCGATACCCTGACGTCCATCCCAGTGAATGGGCTTGGTTAGGTACCAAGTTTGATCAAGTAATTGATAACAATGGTACAGTAGATTATCTATACCAACAAATTAAAAATCTGGTTTTAGATCACTAGGTTTCCAGCGTGTTTTGTTTATTTCGGGTTGGCAGTTTAAACATATAGTTTTTAAGTTAACCCAGTTATTGTTGCCGAGATTGCCATCTACATGGTACACATTGCTTTGCTCAGTGTGTTTAAATTTAAACCCGCAGCGATCGCAACGCTCACTCTTTTTATATCCTGATCTTACCCATCCTGGCACGGAAGGAGCAGGTTTTCTTTTTCTATGTATGCAACCAGTGCAGGCTGTTCGATAATAGGCTTTTTCTTTCCTATAATAGTTTAAAGCCACTGGGTGCAGTCGGCAAATGGGACATACTTTTCTTGGCATGGGTTATTTATCAAGGAAAGGACCACGAAAAGGACCGCTCGTCTGGGTCTTTTTCGTGATTAAAAATAAATAATAGCAAAGGTTTCATGCCTATTATAAGGAAAAAATCATGGCGCTTGTATCTCCGGGAATTGAGGTTACAGTAATTGACGAAAGTCAATACTTACCAGCAGCAGTTGGCACAGTACCACTAGTGGTAATTGCCACCGCTCAAGATAAAACTATAAATGGTGTTGTTGCTCCTGGCACCACAAAAGCTAATGCAGGCAAGGCATATGGTATAACCAGCCAGCGCGAATTAGCAACTACTTTTGGAGCACCGGTATTTCGTAGAAGTGTAAACGACACACCTCTACACGGTGATGAATTAAACGAATACGGCTTAATGGCAGCCTACAGTGCGCTAGGATTAGGCAATCGTGCCTGGGTCGTTAGAGCAGATATTAACCTTGACGACTTAGTAGGCACAGCAGTAAGACCAACTGGTAGCCCTTCTAACAACACCAATTGGTTAGACACCGCTACCAGTTCTTGGGGTATTTACGAATTTGACGAGAGCATTAGTGTTCTTGATACACCATTTGTTGAAAAAACACCCATTGTCATCGATTCAGTTGACAACACAGTGGGCAGTCCCGCAGTGCCGTTGAGCAGCATTGGTAACCAAGGTGACTATGCTGTGGTGGTCACAGACGACAATAACTTTGTCTATAAAAAGAATTATTTAAACAACTGGGTAGCAGTCGGCAGCAGCACATGGTCTGACACTATTCCAGTGGTTAAATCCAGTTTAACATCTGTGTCTTCGGACATCAGCAACGTGTTAACTGGTGGTGCCACAATGACTATTAATAATGTTGATGTAGTATTCAGTGTAACTACATCGTCGATGACAGCACTGGCTAATATTATCAATACCAATGCTAATCTTGTTGGCATCAGTGCCAGAGTCGAAAACGATAGACTAGAACTGTTGATTACTTCGGCTGCTGCTAGTGACGGCGTCACTGCCGACGGTCTATTGGTGATCACAGACAAAACAGGGTCTCCAGCCAGCCGAATTGGCCTAATTGGCGAAATTCCTGATGCACCGGCTAACACCGCAGCAACTTCAACAACCACAATCAACGGTACTACCTGGACCTGGAATGTAGGACAACAACGTTGGCGCGGTAATGCCACATTCAGAAAGGCTGCTGTTAGCCAAGGAACCTTTGCCAGTGCCCCGCTATGGCGCAGAAGTGCAGCAACGCCAAGACCCAGTGGTAGCGTATGGGTTAAAACATCAGTACAAGGCAGTGGAACTAATCTAGTCTACAGACGATATAATTCATTAACCGACGCTTGGACCAAATTGGCTATGCCAGTCTACAAAGATGGTTATGAAGCATTGTACAATCTAGATCAAGTTGGCGGCGGCGTAAACATTTCTGCAGGCAGCGTGTTTGCCAAGTATAACCCAAGTAACAACGGAACAGTGGGATTTGAAATTTATACTCAAAGAGTTAAAGGACAAACCAAGGTTGTTGGATCAAACACTTCAATGACTGTTACAGCCGGTGATGCCTTTACAATGAAAGTCAGTCAGCCTAACGTTGATCCGTCGATTACTGCACCAACCGTGACCACTGTGACTGTGGGCACTGTGCCAGGAGGAACAAGAGGTTCACAACAGGCCTTGGTACAAGCAATTTTAGGTGCAAATATTCCTAATGTAACAGCACAAGTAGAATCAACAGGTGCAGTGTCGATCACACACCGCGCCGGCGGCATAATCACATTGACCAACTCAACAGGTAACCCAATTGGTAATGCAGGATTTACAACTAGCACAGTGGGTGTCACTGCTGATGTAGTGTCTGGCAGCATCAATTTAACAAACTGGGTTAAATCTGTTTACACCTACAGCAGCGAGCAACCTTACACTGCTCCAGCAGATGGTAAATTGTGGTACTACAACGATGCCACCGCAGTGGACGTAATGGTCAGCGATGCATCGGGTTGGAAAGGTTATCGTAATGTTTCTTCTGATGCAAGAGGTTACAATCTAACACTAACTGATCCAAATGGTGTTATTGTCTCTGCTACAGAACCTGAAACACAAAGCGACAACACAGTACTAGAGAACGGCGATCTATGGTTAGACACCAGTGATCTAGAAAACTATCCAAGACTGTATAGATATGACAAAACCAGTGCAGTCTGGACTTTGGTAGATACTACCGACCAAGTCAGCCAAAATGGTATTATTTTTGCTGATGCTCGTTGGGACGCCAGTTTAAACAATTCTAGTGTCAGCGTTGGCGGTCTAGTAGATCCAGTCAGCGGAAATTATCCCAGCACAGTAACCATGTTAACCAGTGATTATATTGATCCTGATTGTCCTGATTACAGACTGTACCCACGTGGCACATTGTTGTTTAACACACGACGCAGCGGATTTACAGTTAAGAAGTTTGTGGTTAACTATTTTAATAGCACAGCCTTCCCAACTGCTGTAACTTTACCAGCCCAACGTTCAACTTGGGTCAGCCAACTTGGTCTTAAGTCCAACGGTTCTCCAGCAATGGGACATCATGCTCAGCGTAACGAGATCGTACAGGCCATGAAAGCAGCAGTAGACGGTAATTTAGATATGCGTGAAGAAGGATACGCATTTAATTTATTAACTGCACCTGGATATCCTGAACTAGTACCAAATCTTGTTGCGCTAAACAATGATCGTGCACAAACTGGTTTCGTTATTGGCGACGTACCAATGACATTGCCTAATACTACAACCGATTTGATTGATTATAGCAACAATGAGGCTGTGACTGGATCGCCGTATTTGGCACTGTACTACCCAAGTGCATTGACTAATGACTTAAATGGCAACGAAATCGCAGTCCCAGCAAGCCACATGATGTTGCGTACTTTCTTGTACAACGATCAAGTGAGTTATCAATGGTTCGCACCAGCCGGAACACGCCGTGGATTAGTTGACAATGTATCAGCCATTGGTTATGTAGATGCTGGCAGCGGAGAATTTGTACGCACAGGTATTAGAAACAGTCTAAGAGATGTCTTGTATGAAAACCGTCTAAACCCAATTACGCTGATCAATGGTGTTGGTCTTGTTGCTTACGGTCAAAAGACTCGTGCTCCAAGTATAGGTACCACTGGCAGTACAGTGGGCGGTGGCAGCGCATTGGATCGTGTAAATGTTGCACGTCTAGTAAACTACTTACGCACAGTGTTAGGTGGTGTGGCAAGCCAGTTCTTGTTTGAACCAAATGACAAGATCACAAGAGACCAAATCAAGCAGTTAATTGAAAGTCTCTTAAACGACTTGGTTGCCAAGCGTGGTGTTTACGACTATCTAGTGGTTTGTGACGAAAGTAACAATACATCAGATCGTATTGCTAGAAACGAGTTGTATGTTGACATTGCAATCGAACCAATGAAGGCTGTAGAGTTCATCTACATTCCATTGCGTTTGAAGAATCCGGGCACGATTGCTGGAACAGCAGTAACTACCGCAACTGTTTAATATAAGCAAGCATGGTAAAAACAGGCACATCTGTGCCTGTTTTTATTTGTAGAATTAAAACTCTTGTTAATGAATCCGTGTGCAGAAACAAAAATGGTTTTAAAAAAGATAAATATTTTTATAATTTAGGAGATAAGCATGGCAGTCGCTTCCATGAATAGATTTACAGTACCTTTACAAACCAATCAGAGTGCCAGCGCACAAGGTTTGTTAATGCCTAAGTTGCAATATCGTTTTAGAGTAACTTTTGAAGGATTAGGGGTCGGCGGGGTTGATACACTAGAACTTACCAAACAAGTGGTAAGTTTTAATCGTCCACAGGTATCGTTTGCTGATGTTGATTTACACGTTTATAACAGTGTGGTTAAGTTAGCAGGTAAACATAGTTGGAGTGATGTTAGTACTACTATTCGCGATGATGCAGCAGGCAACGTTAGTCGACTTGTTGGGCTACAACTTCAGAAGCAATTTGACTTTATGGAGCAAAGTAGTGCAGCAGCCGGCGGCGATTATAAATTCATCACTCGTTGTCAAATTCTTGATGGCGGCAATGGTGTGCACGAACCACTGGCATTGGAAACTTGGGAATTATATGGTTGCTACATTAAAGAAGCAAACTATCAGGAACTAAACTATTCCAGCAATGAACCAGTGACCATCCAACTTAGTCTGCGTTACGACAACGCTGTACAAGTGCCAGGCGGTACAGGTATTGGTACCAATATTGGTAGAGCCATTGGATATAATTCCACACTATAATACAAAATAAAGCGACCTAAAAAGGGCCATTGAGGCCCTTTTTTTATGGAATAAATATTATAAATGGGGTTTGTATGGCCAGCATATTTCAGAACGCAGTAAATTTTATAGGCAGTACTTTAAAACAAGCAGCCACAGTTGATAACTTAAAAGATTATCGGCATGCTAGTCGCCTTTTTGTGGGCGGCGGTAACTATAGGCTATCACCCAAACATAATTTTTTATTCCATGTATTCATTGATGTAAACGAATCATTGGCTAGTGCTTATTTAACCGGTCGTTCTAGCGAAATTGAATTAGGACTAATGGCTAAATCTGCGGACCTTCCTAAATTTAATTTTGATATCAAAGCACACAATGCTTATAACAGAATTAACCTTGTTCAAAATAAAGTTCGTTATGAAGATATTAACATAGTATTTCATGATGATAGCGCCAATGTAGTAAGAAACTTTTACTATGATTATTTTAGGTATTACTATAGAGATAGTGATTATGGTTCATCAACTAATTTAACCACCTACGCTATTCCAAACAAATACCAACCGCAGACAATAGGAAATTTTGGTTATCAAAGAAGAAAAGAATCCACGAATCAGTTTATTAATTCCATTAGGATTTATAGTTTACATCAGAAAAAATTCAGCGAATATATCTTAATTAATCCGTTGATCAAATCGTTTAGGCATAGCCAACATCAAAACAGTGGCGATTCAGGCACCATGGATCATAACATGGTAATTGCATATGAAAATGTTCTGTACCAAGATGGCATAATATCAAGAACCACACCCGACGGTTTTGCCATGTTAGAATATTATGATTTAACACCAAGTCCTTTGAGAATGAAAGGTGGTGTTAAAAGTATATTTGGTGCCGGTGGATTATTAGATACTGCTGGGTCAGTGCTCAGTGATTTTGAAAACGGCAGAGTGGGTTTAGGTACCATACTAAATGCTGCCAGAGCAATTAATACAGCAAGAGGAATGAATTTAAAGAAGTCATTGGTGTCTGAAATAACTGGTATCACCACTAGTGCAGCCACTAATGCCATCATCGGTGCTTTGCCAACCATTGATCGAGCAGTAAGGGAAACAATTAATCCCAACAGTCCAAACGGCTATCAAATATCTACGATACCGCAAGCCAATGGTGCTTTGTCTAACAAATACACAGGCCTTCAAGACCTAACCAGTGTAGCAGCATTAGCCGGTGCCGCTGTGTTCTTAAACAGCACGCCCTTGACTAATCGATATAAATCTAATCCAGTTACACAACAATCGGGTGCACCTATATCTGGTTACAATCCTAGTTTTCCCACGGTGCCAGGCGCAACAGCACCAATCACTGGTACTAATCCAAGTTTTAATATTGCCAATGATAGCAGTAACCTTAGATCGGCCGGGTCACAAGGAAATATTAATAATGCAGGACGATTAATAGACCTAGATAGAAATATCTCTGGGTTGAATACTTTAATATCGACGTTAAGCACCGACGCAGCCGAGGCACAAACACAAATCACTAACACGCAAAACAGTATAAATGATCTTACTACAAGATTATCTGCTGCTCAAGCATTGACACCTCCAATGGTACCGCCACCAGGTTTTGATTTAGTTAATTGGACCAGTGATCGTAATTTATTAGTCGCATCATTGCAGCAAGAATTAACCACCATGCGATCATTGAATCAAATTGCCACTGCAACATATAATACCAAAGTAACTGAAATAAATCAAAAAAGAACTTTGTTAAATGATTATGTACAAGAAAGAACTCGTTTGAGTAGATAATATGAGCATAGCCAATAATCTTACAACCAATAGTACTAGAGCAGATTTAAACAGCAGTTCTAGAGATTTTTTTAATAACTATTTTCAACCTAATTTTTCAGTCAGCCAAGATGTTAACAATGTGATTTTGGCTCAATTTGAAAAAATCACAAACAATAAAGAAGCAGCCAAAATTCTAGCAAGTTCTGTAATTTATACTAGTTTAGCCCAAAGAATAGATCCAATGACAATAGTTGATAAAATTCGTACAATGACAGCCGAAGAATCTGCTGCTTATTTGGGGTTATTTTTAAATCTTAATAGAGTTGGAACTAGTTACCTTGGCTTGCATGGTGCACCACAACGCAGCAAATATGTGGATCGTATGATACGCCCATGAGTAAGTACGCCAACGGTAAGTATACCATAAAAAATAGAGAAAAGTATGTGGGCCGAAAAGAACCTACATATCGTAGCAGTTGGGAATTTAGTTTTATGCAATTTTGCGACAACAATCCCAGTGTGCTGCAATGGGCCAGTGAACCTTTTATGATTCCATATCGTAATCCATTAACTGGTAAAAACACCATCTATGTTCCTGACT